AGGCGTAAATTCCGGACTAACGTATCCGTACATATTTGCATTAACGTTTCAGTGTTAGCTTGCAAATTTTTCTCCATAAGTTTTGAGATTTATAGACGCCTGGAAATATATTCCACTCTAATATCTTATAAAACTCAACATACACTTATATGATTTTATAATTTATATTTAACTGTTAATAACCTCCGATTCTTTTAATTTCATCCGGGTAGATAACCACGAATGATAAGATAGATATTACGATTGCCACTGCAACCGGCTGTGATGCTCTGTCAAATCTCCAGAACGGCAGGTACGGTGACATACCGCCGATCAGAGCTGACAGGATTAATGATTTTACCGTTTTTATGTCCCTCCGATTTTTTATGTGATATACTCTCCTTATGAAAGGAGGTGTTTTTATGGAAAAGTTACAAATTGCTCATGATTTAGCTATTTTGAAGTTAAGTCGCGAATTGGAACATGCTTATTTTGACGATGCTCATATTTGTCAAAAGTATTTTCAAATTCGCAAAGAGTTCTCTGATCTTCTGGAAGCACACGATGAACATTTTTTCTTAAATTTGGGAACGAAATAAAATGTTCATCCAGTGTTTCAAATACCTAATCTGCGTGCGTTAGACAAAACATCAAGGGCATAGGCAAGATATGGTTCATCTATGCCCTTTTTAATAATTTCTTCCACCTGTTCTCCAAGTCTGAATGCCAGACTTGCGATTATATCTTCCAGATACACTTCTTCTCCGTTTTCTTTCCTGAGGAAATACTTTGCGTTTCCGAGTTCGTTATCTCCGCGCATCAGTTTTCCTGACTCGAGATTTCTAATAACTTTTAATTCTGTCACTTTTTCACCCCTCTCTTATATTTATTCTTATGAACCCTTTTCACCTTCACCTTTTTCTTCCGCTTCTGTGCTCTGAACGGAGATTTCTTTCCGGTGAAATGTCTAGAATCATTTGATTGGCTCATCTTCTCACCTACTGATTCAAAATCGTGGCACTTTGATTGCTTTCAATATCCGAGAACATTGTTTCTGGGTGGTATTCGTCTTTCAGGTCACTGTTTGCATAATCAATGGATTCCACCTGGAAGCAGATGTTTGCACCGCTTTCAGTATTGAACACTTTCAAATATTTGTTCCCATTTTTTGAAAAACACATCACTCTTGTTTTATCTGGAACTCTGATGATTTGCGGTGAGAATATTCTTTTTAAAAATTGTTTCAACACTTTAATTCATCTCCTCCTGTCAGTTCATACCAAAGCTTATCTGCGCATTAGAACTGTCAATCTGGTCTTTCAGATACATTGGCAATTCATATTCATTGATGATTTTCACCGCCAGATCGCACTGATTTCTCTTGATTGCCTTGTAAGTGTTCACGCCAAATTCCCTTCGAAGCTGCGCATCAATGTCGCTGTACACAAGCTGTCGTAATGAATTGTCTTTATACGCCGGTGCATCCTTGCCGCCCAACATGGGAACAACTTTCTGATTCTTTGCCTTTGTGATTTTCTGGCATTCCAGTGCAAGCAATGGCATATCTTTTTTGAACTCCTGTAAATCTTCGTTGACCTTTCGGATTTCTTCCTTTACTTCGAGCGTTCCTTTTGCGACGATTTGAAGTTGTTCTTCCAAGGTCATTGGTTTCTGGTAAGAACCTGTCTTACGGATGGAAGGGAGAACTTCGCTTGTTACCCAGTCTGTAAATCTTTCAGCAGATTCTTTTCTACTTTGGAAAATTAATTTATACATATTAGGCTCGTTTACAAAGTTTGCATTCTGCTTTCTTCCGATGCTGTCGATGACCTCATTTGTAATGACCCCATCCGCATTTAGTCTTGTTTTTGCTTGACTTGTGTTTGAAATTTCTAATGCTTTGCAAATATCTGTCATGCAAAACCAAGGCTCGCCATCAATAATTACTGTTCGGATTTCCCCGAACTCTTCTGAACTGAATATCTGTAAGTTATTCATTTATCTCCTTTCTTTCAGTAACTTTAAAAGTTACTCTCTAGCAAAAAAAATAGCTGCCGGGTCTTCAATATGAAATTCGTCAATCATTGTCTGAATCTCATCACTACCAAAAACTCCTTTTTGCATCTTTCCATAAAATGTTTTTGGCGTAATTCCAAGCATTTTAGCAACGTCTGTCTGAGATTTTCCATTTTTTGCAAAAATCCCACGAAGTTCATTTGTTTTTATCATGTTGTACCTCCTTTCGAAATAGTTGTAACTTTTTAAGTTACTCTCATTATAATAACATTTCAGTAACTTGTCAAGTTATTTTTTTATTGACTTGTAACTTTTTTTGGAGTATAATAAACACATAAAATAAGAAAGGAGGATGGACACTAAAAAAATGACTATTGGAGAACGTATACGAGAAAGACGTGAAGCACTAAAGATAAATCAAACTGATTTAGCTGACAAGATTTCCGTATCGAAACAGACACTTTATAAATATGAAAACGGTATTGTAACTAACATTCCATCTAATAAGATTGAAGAAATTGCTAAGGCTTTAAATACAACGCCAGAATTTCTTATGGGATGGGAAAAGCCGAAAAATTCCGAAATGGAACTTTTGGCAGACATTGCTGGCGATCCTGAAATGTTGGAAATGATAAAAAAAGTTCTTAATATGTCAGTAGCACAGCGAATGAGAGTATATGGTTTCATCGAAGGCGTATACTCAGAAAATAAAACTGGGGATTAATCTCCCCAGTTTTTTATGAATCTTTTTGCGAACACAAGCAGACGTTCTGCTAATGTTTCGTCATTTATCTTTTGTATAATTTCGATCAGCTGTTCTTTGTAACTCATACTTGTATATTCCTTTCTTTTGGGTATAGTTTTGCCAAGACACAACTTCCGAAACAACTGCTATTATAATAACATACTTTTCTTAAAGTATCAAATATTTTTCTTCTTATATAACATTTGTTTCCTGTAGTCCATACAATCATACCTCCGATCAGCAGTCTCCTGATAACAGTATATGTCCGGCTTGTGGGAAATAGAACCGAACATTAGTTCGTTTTCATCATTATACCACCGATATTCCCTCTTGGCAACTGCCAAATGTACACATGGACTTTTGTTATTTCGTAGGCAAACTTCGCAATCTCAAAGAAAATTGTGCTTTCGCGAATATAACATCTGGCATTGCAAATTTTCTTGATCTCGCTCAACTCCTGCATCTGGACGGAATAAATTTGTTCCGTAGCTTCCTTTGTGATCTGCGCATCTCTGCGGTGACGTTCTGCTATATCATGTGACGGTATATGCACCGCACAGAATATTTCGCAAAATATCAGGATGAATACGACTATCCTGTATCTGTTCTTCTCCATTACTACCAACTCTTTTCTAAAAATATATCACGCATTATAGCACGAATTTGTGTAGTTTTTCTGGCAAGTGTAAAATCATGGAGTTTTTCTGCAAAAATAATCTACTTTTTTGATATTTTACTATGCACACTTTGTATGAGGTGGTATAATATTGTAAAATTTTAACAAGGGAGGGGATTGTATGAGCAAAGGTGAAAAAAAGAAAGATTCAACCCTGAGTGTCATCTCCTGTATTCTGGCAGGTGTAGCATTCATTCTTCCGTTGCCAATTATCCTGTCGTTTCCTCTGGCTCTGGCAGGAGCAATTGTAGGATTAGTAGATATTGGCACAAAGAAAGAGGAATATAGGCATATTGGCTCATGGTTCGGAATTATTGTCGGAATCATTGAAGTAGTTTTTATTGCAGCACAGTATATGAGATTTCTTTAGCAGAAAAGAGGATTTTATGAAAAAGAGAGTTTGTGGAATTATGACGATGTGTGCTTTTTTATGCATTTCTCCTGTCAATGCCAGTGCTACTTCCTTTGACAACATTAATGAAATGCTTAATAAGATCAATGGTGAAGATGGGTTTGTCGAAGCATCTGAATGTGTGATTGACAAAAACACTAAATCCTTGCATCTAAGCGTCGTTATAAATGAGAACGTGCCAGATGATGAGGTTGGCACATTTGCTTCAAAGGTTTCCGGTGTATTGTCGGAAGCATCTCAGCAGGATTGGTATGATTACGATTATGTTACTGATGATTTCTATAAGAGTGGTTATGATGGAGTAGTTCTAACAAACGTTTGGAATTTCAAAAATGATACTCTGGCTTGCTCAATTTGGGATGATTCGCTATCAATCACGCGTCTTTCAGACGGAACTAAATTAAAAGAAGCTGTTTTAAAAGACGTGGAAAGTGAAAATTCTAATTCTCAGGAAAACGATTCTCTTGATGATGTCGGCAGGCTAAATCCAGGTGTTTATATTATTGGTGAAGATATTCCTGCCGGAAAGTACACCTTTTCAATAACCGACGGAGCAGGAATTATCAGCGTATATGACAGCTACGATGATTATAAGAATGATGATTACGAACATTCAGAAGAATACCATGTCGCTTCAAAAAAATATAAAGAAAGTCTTGGCTCTGACTTAGAAAGCATTAATTCTTTGTATTCCAGTGAAATTGGGAATCTACCGTTAGAGAATGGAATGTGCGTAAAAATAGATACTGTTTCAGTTCTATATTTAGCGAAATAAACAAGAGGGGCAACCGCCCCTCTTTCTCTTTGCCTGTCGTTCTTACAGGCAGTTTCTTTATCCACACATCCACCCGGACACAGAAACCATATTTTGCGAATTATGTCAAACTTTAATGCTTTACACTAACAATTTCAAGTGCTACACTTTGTTTGTGGGACAATAATACCACAAACAAAAAGAAAAATGTGTGTACTGTCAAAATCATGGCGTATTTTGACAAATTGAGACTACGAAAGGAGGGTGCGCATATGAGAATAGCCATATGTGACGATAACCAGCTTGAAGTTGACTTGTTTAAAGAGTGCGTATCGGGATTCTTACGGCGCAAAAGAGATTATCGCTATGAAATCAGCGAGTATTCAGCAGGTTATCCGCTTGTTGAAGATGTGAAAGAGGGTAAATGGTACGATGTAATTGTGCTGGATATGATTCTGGAAAATGAGAACGGTTTGGAGATTGCGAACCGGCTCCGGAATATTGGATATGATGGAAAGATTATATTCTGGACAGCCGACGATTCTCATTTGCAAGAAGCATTTGACGTCGGTGCTATGCAGTATGCGGTCAAGGGCAAGGAATACGGCAGAATATACCGGGCTATTGACGAGATTTTGTCACAGATGAGGGATGAAACATTGACATTCAAATTCCGCAGGCAGATAAACCGGCTCAAATACGATGAAATTGAGTACGTCGAGAGTCAGGCAAGAGTTTGCCATATTTTCGCTACAAATAACCGATGTTTCGTGACCACTTGCAAGCTGAACGATCTGGAAGAAAAACTGTCTGATAAGCGATTCTTACGTTGCCATCAGAGCTATCTGGTGAACATGGATCACATTCAGTCGGCAGGTGACAATTTCATCATGGATTCCGGGGATGTTGTTCGGATAAGGCAAAATGGAGCAAAGGAAATCAAAGAAAAATATGAAAATTACATAATGAGATAAGCAAAACCGCCAGACCCACAGGGGATTAACGATCTGGCGGTTTTTGTATGCTAAAGGTGAATAATGTATGGAACGAATTTGTTATAGCACTCTACACGATATGCTACAAGTGTCATTTGGCCATTTTTGTGATTCTTTTGAATGTTCCTTTTGGGATAAATTCAAAAACAAACCCATCGTCATTCGGATAAGGGATGCGGATGAAGTACCATTTCAGCCCGGAATCGTCTGTTTCTGTGTACTTCATTACCTCTATAATCGCACCTTTTTTCAGTTTCGGAAACAGTTTTGACGGGCTTTTTTTGCTTGATTTTGCATAACATTTTGTGTCCTTTTTTATCTGTGCAATGTAGGCTCTGGTATTCTGCTTTTTGACTACATCCGAGTCTGAATCTGACGTTGTATTTTTAACTAAACTGTAATTTGGGGTGCAGAATTTTGTTCCCGGAAGGTTACTGTTGTAGTAACTTTTCTGACATACACCACCGCCATTTGCGATAATTGTAGAGCCACCAGAAGTGTTTCCTTCGACTGTCCAGAACCGATCTCCTGACACTTTTATTACGATTCCGGTGTGTGTAAATGTGCCATTTCGATAAAAAATAACAATATCTCCAACTTTTGGATTGCTGTTCAGAGTAAACAAATCTGCCATTGTCGGACAATAAACGTATGGCCAGTGTTTTAAGAGTTTCTTTGCTGTGTCTAAGCCAAATGCTTTCATCATGCACCACGAAACGAATGCAGCGCACCATGGCTGTCCCTGATAATCCGGCTTAATATCTCGCCAATATTTTGTGTAATTATTTTCTCCGGCATTTGCTGTCTTGCTATCAAGCTGACTATTGCTTGCCTTTTCAAGATATCCGATTTCGTTCTTTGCAATCTGGATTAATTTGTCAATTGCGTTCATGCTCTTATCCTCACTTTCTGGAAAATATGTTTTTAATGCGTTATAAACAAATCTCTGCCTGTCCTTATATACTCCCACTTGGTTCCCTGTGTCCGTCTGGCAGGCTGCATAGAGATTGTCCAATGTATATGGTTTCTGAGTCTTTGCTAAAATCCTCGTTACTGCTCCCTGTCCGCCTTGATGCCTAAAGTTCACACACATAGCTTGCGCTCTAGCGTCCGTAACGCCCTGTTTAAGGGCTTCATCTGCATAGGTGGCTAATTGTTCATCCATAAGGTTATCTTGACATTTAACGCCCAAATCGGACGAAATAAGGGCAACTATGGTGTCGGCAAGCTGTGACACTCTGGAAATATTAAAACATTCCCAATTTGCGGTCTGGACTTGTTCCAAAAGTCTGACCTTGTCTATCTTCTCCCACTGTTCCGGGTCAGCATCGTAAATCCGCTCCAGAAGCGTCTTGGCTTCGGTTGCATACCATGCTCCTGCTCCGATTGTGATTGCGTGTTCATCCGAATTGTTCTCATAGGCTTCCGTGAAGTCCGAATAATCCTGCTGTCCGTAAACCTGTCCGCCGGTTTCAGCTGCATAAATAATCTTTCTGAGAACTGCTTTCTGCTCGTTTGTCATATCACGTTGCTCCTTTCTGTTAAATATGCCTTGCAAGCTCCGTATCTGCCCCTAAAATCAATTTTTATATGTTATTCGAGGATTTTATCGAATCGCATGCAAAATCGTTATATAAGTCAAATACGAGGTTGCTAATAAAAAGGTTCATTTTGGTCTGAAATGAATTAAGAATATCAGGGTCAAATAAGGCTTATTTGACGATTAATATATATCTCGTATATATATTAATATATATTCTTATTCTATTTCTTATTCTTATTCTATTGCGTTACATTGCGTTACTGGTAACGTTATTGTAACGTTACATTGAGATATTATGTAAACGAAAATTGCTTGTTGACAGAAAACTTTCATCTGATTTTTTATAATTTCTACGATGATTGATTTATTCTGAAAACAAGCAAAATTTACGTTTACAAATTATTCATTCTTTATTTTTAATGTATTCACATTTTAGTACGGTCAGGGCTTGAATTTTGATGGTTTTTGAGCGAATAAGGGCTTATTTTGATTTTAAAGAAAAATGCGCTCTTATTTGCGGTTTTGGGGTTCTTATTTATTTCTATAGTGGTATTTCATCTATGGAATACACTGCACTGTAAACATCTGAGCTGTATTTATCGACTTCGAATCGCTTATGCACATACAGTTTATTATTGGCAATTGTAAGACAAACAGCCCTAAAAAAAGTGTATGAAGCTTCTATTTTGTTGTAAAATATTCTTGTTATTTTCTCGCTTTTGCTCATTTCGTATATTAGTTTGGGCGTTCCACGTGTTGTTAAATTAAGTTTGTATACACCATAAGGATACTTAGAATTATGCGAATCAGGATTTGATATAAAGTACATATTATTTGCATAAAATGCGCAAGGAGTCTGTATACGCATACCCCAGTTTCTCCAATCTAAAGAAGCATTAGTATCTTCCCATGCGGCATAAACAGGACTGTAATTTTCACCGTCATATTTGCATACAAGCGAGCCATAACTATTATAATCGTATCTTCCTGTCAAATATATGGAACCTTTATATTCTCCTAAAGACACGTAGGAAGTATAGTATCGCGAATTAAAAGTATCTTCTATAATAAATAATGACAGTTTATCTGTTTCTACTTCTAGCAGAGTTTGTATGAAAGGATATTCATAACGCGGAGATAAAAAACGGTTTGATTCAAGGAATGTTTTTCCGGATATTTTGTATTGGTTTGAAACATAATCTGTCGACGAAGACTTACAAGATATTTTTTCAATTTTTCTGTTTCCGATGTTTTTTCCGTTTTTATATTCATACACAGTCGGAGAAACGCTTGTATCTGGACTTGGCATATATGAGGATGATAATTGATTGTAAAATATGCAATAAAAAGTATCATCATCTCCAACATAGAATCCCTGAAAAAACATTTTTTCAACTTTATCGGAATTTGAATAATGGAAAATAAGTTCTCCCTTGTCAGAGTACTTATAAAAGTCTTTGACATTTTCAAAAAGCCCATCTGTATGAAGGATATAAAAATAGTTTTTATATGCTACCGCAAAACCTGCTTCGTTTTGCATTATGTTGCTAAAATCATATATTATCTTGGCTATTGAATTTCCACCAACAAAAAATGCGAATTTATTACTGATTGTGTCTCCTGTTCCTTTGATACCATAAATTAAATTAACTAACGTAGCTCCTGTGGTTGTTGTACATTTGTCGATTGCAGCATAATCAACTATATTCTTTCTGATGCCGCCAGATTTTTTCCACAGCAATGTATCTCCGCCCCATATCTCACTTGTTTCCTTACCTTTGACAGGAAATCCAGTGATTTCCTGTCTGTTCAAAAAAGCCTTATATATCATCCAATCATCCCTCCTCAAAAGTAAAATATAGTGTATCTGTCCGGTCGGTTCCTGCGGCTACCAGAGCGTCATAATCGGCTTTCTTTATTCGCTTTACGCACCTTAATTGTGCCTTTTTTAATTGTTCAGAAGTACTGCCAGAACCACCAGAGCCGTCCGTAAAATCATCAATCATTGCCGGAGAAAATTCAGAATCCGAACCATCTGTAAATTCTGCATAACTGATTGTCGGCATTTCTGAGCGAGTAAGGTTGACCGTTCCAGATATTTCGGGAGTGTATTTTCCTAACTGCTGGCTATTGCTGTTGAACGGTGCATTGTTGGCAGAATAGGTGTCAATCATATCTGTAGCACCGATTTTGAGCGTTCTGCTCATGATGTATGAATGAACGTACCATTGCAGTTCCGTAGGTTCCTGATCGTCGTGCTGAATCTGCTTTTTATAGTAAAGTTCGACTGCCTGTCCAACCATGTTCAGTGGGTTTCCCTGAACCTCGGCGGTATATCCCTGCGCACGATAATATTTCCGCAAATCTTGATTTACGAACACACCATAGCAAATCTTCATAATTGGTTCAGCCCTTGAAATGCCGCCATACTCGTCTGCATCCCAAACGTAATTTAGCCAGTCTTCATTCCCTACAAAGAAACTATTTCTATTGTAATAAACGTTGTTATCATACGCTTCTTGCGCTGTATAGTCGCCTTGTGTAAAGCCAAAGGCTCTATTCGGGTCAGGATCACAAAATATAACATTCGGGAACCAGATTCTGCCCTCTTTTGCGGTAAAACTTTTAAACGTATCAAGGTGTACTTCTTCGTTACCGTAGTATTTATAAATGTTCTGATTACCGGTAGTCTGCCCGTACCTATAACTGTTCTGGCGAAGCTTCAGATACTCAAACTTGCCATCCCTGTTCATCCATCCAAAACGGTCATTCTGCAAGCATAAATCTTTCAGAATGTTCACTACATTCATCTCATTTGAGTTATTCGTATCAGGCACATAGGTGTCGTCCCAATGCAGTTTTGTACTAACTTGTTCGAGTCCCAAAAACTCAAATAATTTATCTCTAAATTGCTTTTGAGTCAGCTTTTTCTTCTTATCAGTCGTCTGGTTTTTATACCATCGAGCAATGTCAGTATTTCGTAATTTATACAGATAATCATATGCGATAAAATTACGTGTCAGGGAGTTTGCTTTCCGCTCCGCACTGTCGATTTCACCTGTGAAAATTTTGATTCTTGTTCCTTTTCTCTCGATGTAAACTTCAATTTTTCCAGAGGGGTAAAACTCTTCCGAGGTACCGTTAAACTGGTCGTGGTGAGCCTGAAACGTTATCTGATTGCAGACACAACCGCCGAAGATAAAATACTGTTCAGAGCAAATTGACTCCTGTAAAGTAATCGTCTTCTGGTCGATATTTTCGTTTGTAAGGTCAGCAAATTCTCCGTTAATCCAGTGTACTGTTATTTCTATTGGCTCGGTTTTCTCTTCTTCAACATCACCAGAGCCGCCACTTGAGCCACCACTTGAACTATCATCAAATGGGTTTTTCCCGTCGTTCGTGACTTTAATTTGAAAACTATCAGAGCCGACAAATTTGGAAACTCCGTTGGTTGTTGTATTATAAGAAACTGTGATAGTCTTAGAACCTGCGGTGGAGCTATCGAAACCAGAAATATCATAATCTGTAATTTCTTTCTCGGTTCCGTCCTGTCTTACTGCCGCTACAGTTAACCCGGTTGGGTCGAACGATTCCCCAATTCTATAATAAATCTTATTTGGGTAATGAGAAATACGGATTCCGACAGTATCAGGAACTACTTCAACGGTAAACATTGCAGTAAACGACTGATATGTAACTGTAATAGTCTTTTCTCCTGCTTCACTACTATCCAAATCAGACACAGTATATCCGTCTGTTAAAACTTCTTTTGAGCCATCTGTCCAGACTGTCGAAATTAGCATCCCAGAAGTGTCTAGTGTATCTCCTTTGGAATATTCTACTTTAGTTGGCAAAGCCGTGATTTCTATTTTGATGATCTCTATGACTACAATATCAAAGGTAGTGGATTGTGTTTCGTAAGCTACATTAACAGTCTTAACTCCAGCGGTTGACATATCTGGATTTGATAATGTATAGCTTGTTGTTTCTTCTACTCTTCCATCGTCATAAGTTGCGTTTACAATCAATCCAGAGCTATCAAATTTTTCCCCTTTTTTGTATTTCAGCTTATGCGGCAATGAACTAATCTCAATTTTGACAAGTTGAACTTCCACCCATTCAACTGTTGCGTTTGAGGCTGACCAAGGAGAACCAGATATGGAATCTTTTGTTTGGTTAATTTTAATCGTTATACCAGAATTACCATCGAAAGCACCACTAGCAATAGTTTTTACATTTTTTCCAATATATACTGTTTTTAATTTGGAGCAAGCTTGGAATAGTGCGTTTCCAAGTTCTTCTATTGACAAGTCATCTGAAATCGTAAACGTTTCAAAGCCGCATTTACTAAAACAATAATCTGGAATTTTTTTAATCTTATTAGATAATTCTATCGAATTTAGTGAGGTACATTCGCTAAAAGCATTTACACCAATTTCCGTAACACTATCCGGAATAACAACATTGTTCAGAAGACCGCAACTGGCAAAGCAGGAAACAGGAATACTTGATATACCTTTCCCTATTGATATAGATCTTAATTCTGAACATGTAGCAAATTGACCAGTGCCATTCCATTTTACAGTCCCGTTTAAAGCCAACGTTTCGATGTTCTTCCTGTTAAAAACATTACTATAAATAGTACCTCCGCGAATAACTAGATTTTTTGCAGAAATATTATATATAGTGCCCCCTTCGCCAGACGATGCAAATATTGCATCGTTGCCTCCTATTTCCAAGTTTTCAAGAGTGCCCCCTTGGAAACAATATGACATACTCTTGAGTGTCGATGGAAGAATCAAATTTTTCAACGAAGAACAACCACAGAATGTACTTCTCCCAATTTCTTCGAGTCCTTCGTGAAATGTCAATTCTGACAGATTCGGACAGTCGTTAAAGCAACCACTTGAAATTTTTACAAAAGATTCTGAAAAAGATAAAGATGTCCCTAGATATTTATTGAAGTTACCGACACCAATTTCGGATATATCATTTCCAAATACAAGATTTTCTAAGCTTGAAAATCTACTACCGAAATTACTCGGAATCTTAGTAATACCGTCGCTAAATACAATCTGCTTACATCTTGTGTATAATGAATTTGGGCAGGCTATACCTTCTGCATTGTCAGATAAGTTATTATTAAATTCGCCGGTTCCCGAAATACTCAATATATTTGTTTCGAGATCGAATATTGCAGTTACATCATCTTTAGTAGGCGTTCCGATTTTCACCGAAAAGGAATCTAAAACTTTTGTTGAAACGGTCGTTGACACTCCAAAATACTCAACCGTTATCAGTAACGAGCCCGGTTCTGTGACCACTACATTATTAACTGTATATCCACTTGTTACATACTCGAAGCCGTCCGAATATGAAACAGTTATGCTATATACGGATATATCTGTAGTTTCTCCAACAAAGTATGTGTCTGATGAATAGTTTCCGCCAGTTATACTCAATGGTTGCATAATTGTAATATCGAACGTAGTTGTTAATATTCCATAGGTTACCGTTATCGTATTTGTTTTTGGAGAACTGCTGTCAAACCCAGAATATGTACAATCCTTTGTAACGTCTATAGTGTTTCCATCACTTAACGTTGCAGTCACCACAATACCTGTAGAATCAAATTCTTTTCCTATGTGATAATTCACCTTGCTTGGCATAGTCGTTACTGATATGGCGGTAATAGAAGCTTCTGAGACGGAAATCTCAAATGTTGTGGTTTTGCCGGATACGGTAACGGTTATGGTCTTTGTGCCTGCGGAACTGCTGTCAAATCCTGATAATTCATAATCGGTAGTGGATTCTGATGTTCCATCATTGTATGTCTTTGATACTTCAAGTCCTGTGCTGTCGAATAATTCACCCTGATAGTACGTGGTCTTATTTGGCATTTTTGACACAGTAATTCCAGTGACGTATTTGTCTTCAACAAATTTCTCATAGCTAACTATCTGCGACACACCTGCGTTTTTTACTAGAATCGAAATTGGCACTGTAGAAGTTACGGAAATAGTCAGATATGTTATGGTTTTGCCGTCAATGATTGATGACATGCCAGTGTACGAACTGCTTGTAGGTATCTGAATAACATTGATAAATAATGTCTGTCCTTCTATCAGAAATACTTCGTATTTCAGCGCATATGACGATGATGTGCTTGAATAATGTACATATCCCTCAACCCTGATTTTAAGGAATCTTTTTCCCGACGTAAGTGTCCCTTCCTGCCGGTAAATATAATAAATTGCGCCATCCCTACGCCAGATTTTGAGTTGTTCGGCGTTTTGGCCGAATCCGATAAAATTGTTACCAGAAACATATATAGTACTGGCAGTCTTTCCTGCATAGGTAAACCAGTCAACGCCCGTGACACTAACTACATCATCGTCGTGCTTCTTGTTGTTAACAATAACAGTCATCCCGGTTGTCGTATTCAGTAAACTGTCAAAAGACACTGTATCTGCCATAATCATCCTCCCGTCTATAATATAAAAGAGCACATGAGCTGTGACACCCATGCACTCTGGTTGTTAGTATTCGATCAGCGCGAACCGCATCTTGTTGTAAAGAATGTTCTTTGTTTCTTCGTCCACATTGATAATTTTGTAATCCACATCGGGCATATAAAAAACACCTGTTTTGTAGGTGTTCTGTTCGTCATCCCAATACGTAACCTTGTACTTTCTTTGTGCTCTATTTACCAGTCCAGAAGCAAATACGGACTGCAACTCCATTTTCTCTGCCAGATAAAGAGGCCTGGTATTGAAATCAATCTTTGTCTTAAAATTCGGGCTTGTATCCCTGTGCAAGAGATTATTCAAGTCCCTGTATGCTTCTACTTCTGTTCTCTGGTTTGGAGTTGCAGTGTAATCATCGTAGGCGAGGTATTTGTTTGGAACAATTTTGCTTCCATACTTCAAGAGCCATCCCTCAAAACTGCTACCTGCAATAAAATCACTCATTTACCTCACCTACCTTTCAAATAATCCGAATCCATTGCGGTTTCTGAACTGTTCGTTTTCCTCTTGCAAATATCCGACTAAGTGACCATCTGCATAAATTGCCATGCCTTTGACAGCTTCTCGGATAACCTGTGCGATATTCTGATTGTTGTCGAATGTGTTGTTACTGATTGCAATTACTTCACGGCGAATATCGTCACCAAAAGTACTATTCGCAGATACCGGCTTCTGATACATTTTGGCAGTCGGAACAGCCTTTATATTTGCTTCCATTTGCGGAAGCTGAATACCCTGTATAGATGTGCTTATATCCCCGATTGTAGACTGCAATGCCGGAATCATGTTCTGCATACCTATCTGAAAGCCCTGCATGGTGTAGCTACCAAGTTCTTCAAATACCTGAGATGGGCTGTGAATTTTGAGAACTTTGCGGAACGTATTTGATATATTTTGCGCGATTTTTTGCGCATTTGCATAAAGCTGTTGTGCCGCGCCTACGATTCCATTGTTTAAGCCAATAATAGAGTTCCAGCCGACATTATACAGGTTTCCAATGGAATTGCTGATTCTGCTTCGGATTCTTCCAAACCATGTGAACGACGCAGAAAAGCCCGGCTCTAATCCGTTTCGGAATCCTTGACCGCAGTATTCTGCAAGCTGCTTGAACCATCTGGACGGAGAATGGGAGTCTACTGCTTCCTGCGCAGGGGCTTTTACACTGTTATTCATTAGGTCAAGAATCGAAGTCTTTGTGGATTCTTTCTTTCCGTCAATCCCAGACTGCAATCCCTCTGCAATGTTGCTTCCAAGGGTTTTACCGCTTGATTTTGCAGTTTCTTCTGCATCTTTTGCAGATGATTGAATTGTTGAGTTAAGCTTTTCAGTGACTTTGCTGCCGTTCTGCTCAATCCCACTACCTACGGCAAGAATCTGATTCTTTCCGAGTTCCGTAACTAATTCAAAACCAGAATTGTTATCCAGAACGCCGTTGATTGCCCCCTGCAGAGTTGAATCCATTGTACTTTGTAGAGTACTTTCATAGTCAGAAATACCTTTTCCAAACTGCACCATCTGCCCGTTTGCTAAAGTATAGTAACCGTTGTCGTCTGGCTCTAATCCCTTTGCAATTTCTTGATAAATCTGCAATGCTTTTTCGCCGAGAATCTGTTTTCCGTTTTCCCAGATGCCACCCATTTCATCAATTGCATTTGCCGTATCTGTTACCAGAGTTGCAAAGTCAACGGTCTGGATAAGCGTCTGGAATCCTGTAAGCTGTTCTGAGATATCCTCAAACGACACATTGTTAATCCGATCAGCCATATTTGAAAACTGATTAGAGGATGTTTCCGCTGTATCTCCAAGGTCTTTGACTGGTTTGTTTACTCCTGCTATTGCATTCTCGAAGTCCTCTGATGAAACCCCAAGATTATTAAGTTTAAGTTCGAGTTCAAATAACGCCTGTTCTGTGCTATATCCGTTATCTTTCAATTCGGAAAGGAATGTTAATAAAGGATATGCTTGTTCACCTGAAATCTGGCTTGCACGAACTAATCCAAGAATAGCATCTTCATACTCCTGAAATACCTTTAAATCATCCTCTGTAAGCTTATTACCGACTCCGAATATATCTTTCATCCATTCGTTGATAGCACCGGTAAAATCTCCTTTTTGATATCCAAATACGTTATCTTCCAGAAATTCTCCGAAAGTTTTATCTTCACCCCCGAATAGATTAACACTTATCCATTTTCCGAGATTGAATCCTGCTATTGCAGTTCCTAAGACAACCATACTGTCTGCGAATCCTGCTACAAGTGTAGAACCTAGCCCAGAGCCAAAGAATGCCTGCAATGCACCACTGGTTGTGGAAAGAACCGTTCCTAACCCACCGAAGATTGTTCTGAGTGCGCTGATAGAACTGACTACATTGTATATATTTCGGGCAAACTTAATACTTCCCCTTATAATAAAAAACCGTGCCAGAGCTTCGCCAAGAGCTTCTATCTGTTTATCGTCAAGCTTTCCTAAGGCTTTTGCGAAAGCATCTAAGGCGCTTACTAATGCGTTAATCAGGGGGGCGCCGATATCGTTCAGCATTATATCGAAAAAGCTGATAAATCCATCTGCGAATCCCTCGGCAAATGGCTGGAATACATCCCATACATCACCGATTGTTTTTATTAACGAATCCCAATTAATATTTTTGATGAAATTCACAATTACATCTTTAAGATTCCCGATTCTTGTCCATAACCCGTCCCAATCAACATCAATCACTCCGAACTTATCAAGCGCGGCAACAGTAAGACCTAGTCCTGCCGCTATCGAAGCGTATGGATGTGCCGCTAACATGGTGATTCCTTTGCCTATCACTCCTTCTTTACCGAAAATGCCACCGAACCATGTAAGTCCTTTAAATGCTGCAAAAGCTGTCAGGAGTTGTCCGAGGAAATAGCCAATAGACTGTGCCTGTTCTGGCGAAAATGTTGCGATAAACTCTTTGAACCTGTCAATTAGATCAGGAAGTTTATTAACTCCATCTGCCGCCTTATCAAAGAAATCATCAAAGAAATCAAGTAATCCTGTTCCGACATTCTCAGCAAATGGCTCTAACACATCCCATAACTGCACAAGGGAAGCGTTGATTTTATCCCAGTTAATTTTCACGAGAAAATCATTAAAAGCATTGATTAGTCGTGGTAATCCTTTTTCCCCAAGTGTCCACTTGCCAAGCGGAACTAAAAAATGATTCCAGAAATCTTTTAATGCTGTCCATGTGAAATCTCTGAGCTGTTTCAATCCATTGTTCCAAAGATTTTTCAGCGCTTTTGTGGTAGGTTCTGCGGCTTTTGCAAGTTTCTTAAATGTGTCTGTGACCTTATTTGCGAATGCCATGGCCTTATTTTCCATGGAATTGTAGGCGGCATCCCATTTCTTCTGGTATTCGTTCAAAAGTTTATCCAGTGCATCATTGAGGATTCCTGCGTCAATCGCAGATGTGTCAATTTTTGGCGTTTTAATTTTAGAATTTGCAAGGTCAGACAGAGAACTATCGTCTTTGCTCATAATTTCAAGTTCATCATAAGATGCGAGGAACTGTTTTAATTTTTTTGCGCTCTTGGTTGCATTTTTCAGATTATTGTCTGTATCTTTTGTAGCATCATCTACATCTGAAATTCCAGAATCGTCTATGGAATCAAGCGCATTCGAGAGATTTTCGCTTCCACCGCCGATAGAACCGAACATTTTTCCGATTTTGGTATCAACTCCAAGAAGTGAACCAATGTATGTCAAAAGTCTTTGAAATGCGATTACGAGACCATTGATGTATGGAAGCACTGCCGCAACTACAGGCATAAAGATGTTCCCTAATGCTCTGGCACAAGATACTAAGTTTGCACGAAGTATACGCAACTGGTTGGCTGGCATATTGATTGTATTTGCCATATCCGCCCATGCGTACCGGGTGGAATCCAGTATCACTATTGTTCTCAGCATTGCCTTGCTTGCTTGGTCCATATTAGAAACAGACGTTTGTATGCCAAGATTTGCCGCATATTGCTGTAAGTTTGCCACACGAATGTTTGCACCATATTTGTCTACAGCACGGCTCATACCTACTAATCCAGAGGACAAGTTCTCATAAACTGTGCTAAAATCAAGATTCTTAACAGATGCAAGGTCGGCGCCGATCATGGTTAATGCATTCGACAGTTTTAATGCCTGTTCAGAAGTTGTTCCCATAGAGGACGACAATTGTGCAAACTGGCCTTGATAATTCAAGAGCATGGACGGGTCCATACCGAGTGATTTACCTGATTTATTTGCGGTCAGAATCGCGTTGTCGGAAACATCAAATCCAGACATTTTAGATGTAAGTTCTCTGGCTCTCTGGCTGAATGAATCCGCGTATGCTTCTGCGGAGTCATACCCTGCTTCCGACCAAGTTTTTCCTGCTTTATCTGCTACCTGACGGAACGCCGCTTGAAAGTAGTTATAATCTTCGAGGAAGTTCATGGAACTTTCAATTGCGCTACCGAATTTTCCAACAACAAATTTCAACGTCCAGAACTTCGCAACCAAGGACATAATGCTAGGTAAGCTTTTTTTAGCTTTACTTCCTACATTTCCAACGGCATTACCGAGTCTTCTAACTTTTCCCGTCGAAGCAGCCGCACCCTGTCCCAGTCTGGAAAAAGCACTCGCAGTAGACCTTGCCGCCCTACCAGCATTTGCCCCAGAATTTGCCAACTGAGCAATGGCCTGCGTCATTTGAATTGTACTGCTACTGATTCTAGGAGCGGTACTCATCGTCTGGAAGAATGATTTTAAGCTTTTTGCCAGATCATTAAGCTGAGTTGCTGTCTTTCCGGTTTTGTCCCCTGCATTTGCCAACTGAGATATTGACTGAACAAATGTATTAATTGGTTGAGAGATATTACCTATTCCAGAGAACGAAACTATGATTTTTCTAAGCTCTTCGCCAAGGTTCGGAAGTTTAGATGTAACTGCATCAATAGAGCTGCCGGCATTCGCCAATCTTGCCAATGAAGAAACAAACCGGTTTACATTGTTTGATACGTCTGGAATACTGCTAAGACCAGATAATTCGGAAATCATGTTCTGAATCTTTCCAGACACATCACCTGTGGAGTTTAATGTTTCGTTCAATCTACGTATAGAATTTACAAACGAATTTAATCCACTGTCTTTCAAATTAAGGCTGCCAAGCGTGCTCATGGACTGAGTGAACTGCTGTAACTGGCTGTTTACTGTCGATAAATCCAGACCGTTCAATTTTGCTTCGATATTGTTCTTGAGCTCATCCGTATTAATTGAAAGATTTACTTTTACCGGGTCATAGGTAAGCGTGGATGCCTTGTTGATGGCATTTCTGATATCTCTGGCAATCTTTTCTTCATTAATCTTTATGTCAATTGGAATCTGACCGTTTGCAGACTCCATGGCAGACGCAATGTTTCTCTGGATTGACGCACCGAGTTGCGTGCCTAACTCATTTACCGAGCTGTACACCCTGTCCGATGCCATTGCTGCATCTGAACCAGACAACGCCTGAATTGATATTGGTTTGATGGAATCTCTTACCTGTTTAAGGTTTTCCAATACAGTTTTTAACTGTTCCGCATCGTTTACGGTATCCTTTGGAATTAATGTAGGAAATTTTTCTGCCAGTTCGCCCCATGCAGAATCGAGGTTAATTCCTTTTGTTGCATCGACGGTAATATTTCCAAGGTGCTGTTGAAGTAATTCTCTGAACTCGCCTTTTCCAACATTGAATTTAAGCACATCGGAAACATAAATTTTCTTACCTTTAAAATAATTGTAAAAATCCTGCCATTCCTGTTCGGCACCGTCCAGATAACTTCCGAGATTGGATTTTACGATTTTCCCGCTCTGCTCAATGCTTTTTGCAATATCATCCAGAGTCTTTCCCCAGTCACCGGCTGTGAAGCTTTGTCCGTCAAATGAATTTGTAAGCTGCTGTGCCAACAAATCTATCTGTCTTTGAAGTTTGGAAGCGGCGCCGCCTTTTAATTCAAATGCGCTTGCGAGCTGTTTGGACAATGCAGATGCGTCTATTCTGGTAGTCTCTAAAGATTTTTCAACAGAATATTTCAATTTTTCAGACATATCTGCTGAGTTAATCTCTACATTTACTTTGAGATTCTTGTTTTCAAGATTGCTCAAATTCACTTTACTGAGACGTTCGAGCTGTGCGGCCATGCTATTCAACTTACTTGTATCAATACTTTTGATAGATTGCACGGCATAACTGAGAGTACCGATAGATTTAGAAAAATTTCTCATCAAGCCTACGCTTTTGGACATCAAGCTGTCTAATCGGTCGAATTTATTGCACAAATCATTGATTGATCTCGACGCACTGGAAACGTCACTGCTGACTTGTATCGCCAAGGTATCAATCGTATTGTCAGCCATATTCTCACTCCCTTCTCAAAAAAATATTTATAGTAAAAAAGAGGGGACAAAAATGTCCCCTCCATCTGGTTTTCTACAGTTTGAGCTTCCCGATTTTAAATCGGAAAACATAATTGTCCCGTTTTTTTATTTTTTCTTATATTTCTTAGAGTCCGCAGCAAGCGCATCAAAATAATTAATTGCTTTTTGCAATTCCTTTTCTTTTTTCTCTTCTTCTTCCTCTGCGGTGAGCGGGAAGATTCGGAATGGCTCTGATGGATACTCATATGGTGTTTGACCATTTTTTCTGAACATATTACATACGGTAGCTTTGAGAGCTTCTACTGTGTACACGCCCTGCATATGTTCGTGGAAATTCTTTCTGTCCTCAGAAAACTTATATGCTAAATCGTAGCATTCCAGCTCTCTTGGTTCAGAGTCCATAAACTCTGCTTTTGAAACTCCGTTATAAATATAGAACGGGAGTAAATCTTCCATAACATATCGGCTAAATGGTTTCTGATTTTTTTTTACTTTTTGGCTGGCTTCTTGTGATCCTGTGGTGCTTCCACTCCATTCTCCATCTCCGGATTCGGATTCTGAAGAATATCGTTTAAAAAACCCGCGTTCATAAGCTCATCGGAAAGAATGCCGAACAACTGTAAGAGTCCTCTTGGTTCATCGGTTTCTTCATCTTTGTAATCATCCAGTAAATTTCCAATTTCCTGCAATGATTCTGCCGGATTGTATTTTTTAAATCCAACAAAAAGAAGCTCCCTGATTACGCAGAATAAGTCTTTAGTTCTTCCAATTCCGGAAACGTCTCCATCTGTTTCGATTTCTGCTGATTTAAAAAGCTTTGCCAAGTCCTGAACTCTTTCCATAAGATCTGTATCGCAGAACGCATTGTAACCAAATTTGATAATATAATCAGTTCCATTAATTGTTAATTTTGTCATATCATATATCCTCCCAAATTAAAATAGAAATTCCCGCCATAGATTTGACTCAATGGCGGGATGCTTATCAGCCCCCGAGTGGAGATGGAAAATCTTCATCAGACGGCTCAATTTTTTCTTCAATCTTGATTTCATCTGAAATTGTTACGTTTGCAGTAACTTCCCATGCTGCATTTACTTCGGCAGATGGAACGCCAAGTCTTGAAGGTACAATCGGAATAAACCAAGCCTTTGTAAGGTCTGGATGATAAATTTCCAGCCAAGGTCTTTTGCCTTCTGCTTTGTTCTTGTCCCATGTATTACAGATGTTATCCCAAGTGTCAATAAAGACCTGAGACATACCAAATGTAAATCCCATGGCTCCTGATAAATCAAGAAGTCCCGGAACAGATGTTTTGTATTTTGTCGCGTTCAGAGATGTAGTGTCGATAGTGTCAGGTTCCGGGTTCATATCCGGAATGGATTTTGGTTTCTGCAAATTGTAGTATTTGTCTGTCGGGCGTGTACCCGCTATAGTTTCAAATGCAATCGCAACCTTCATACCGATAGTACTAAGGTCAATCGCTGGTTTTGCTGCCATATTCGGCTCCTTTCTGCTTTTCAGCTATAAAATCACAATAAAAAAGAGCCATGTGGCTCTGATGCGTAACCCTGCATCCGGGAGATAAAAGGATCACCATCCTTTCTATTCATCTGTGCCTGTTTTCAGTTCTGGAAGCCCTGCTACAGATGTAAGCAAGGATAAAACACCGGAAAGAACGGACGCGGATACGACCATCTTCCAGTCAACACTTCCAAGGACTGTTGCGGTTCCGATTGTCGCAACTGCTGTCTGAGCAATTGTCTTAACAGCTCTGATTCCCGCAGCTTTCAGCCATTGTAATTTATCTTTACTCATAAGACACTCTCCTTTCTTTTTTGGTATAAAAAATAGAAGCTGTTACGCTTCCAATAATTGCCCGGTGTAAATTCTGCTGTACCGGCTTATGATTCGCTTAAAACTCTTTTCGGAGTTTGCAACTTCTTCCGGTCCGTATGTCCGGCGAAAGCCCATCGAAACCATAGCCTGATGACTTTTGCTGTCGATTTCGTATGCAGTCGATAAAGCCTTTGTCCCAGATGCATAACTTTCCGTTTGAAATGAAAGAACTGTTGCGCATTCGTGACCTTCAAGACTTGTCGACTGCGTGGGATTCCCCATCATGAACAATCTGGCGTATTTTGTTTTGCCAGATGCTATTGTCTGGCTTTTCTCCATGGAAAAATTGCCTTTGCCGACTGTTGGTTGAATATCTTTACTCCACCTAGAAAATACTTCTGATACTGGGTTGTTGATCGTGTCTGGCATAGAATCACCTCGTTATAAGAAAAAGCACCCACCGCTCAGGTAGATGCTTTTATATGTTATAGTATATCAAAGACAGAGGTATTATTCAGTATTATCAGGTATTAACTTTCATGATGCAAACACTTCTTTTGCAATTTTTCTGATGTTCTGCATAATTTTTACGCTTGCCTTGTAAACCGGCATGGTGGCTTCGGTACCGTAAGAACGCACCCATTCGCCGGAATCGGCATAATAAACCCAAGAATCATTCTTTCCATTCCCTTGCCCGTATGAACCGATTGTGTAACCAAAATCTTGCCCCTTGGGATGCGGACTGGTTCCTGCCGGAGTGTTATACGAAATACCCGCCCCGAACTCAATGAACAAAAGGTCAGAGCCTTCACACACAAGCGTCGCCTGAGAATAGCCGCCAAAGTTATTGATTCTGATATAGGTATTATGATTTTTGTCAGAATCGCCTTGTGCCAATGCTATGTTTTCATCTATGACCGGGATTCCAAGTTCTGCCAGTCTGCGGACAAATTCCTCATTCTTACTTACAAGTGACTTCTGATACGCTCTGAGCTGTTTTATTGTGTCCTGTATAGATTTATGCGACAATTCCATTTTGATAGTCTTATTCGCCATCTGAACCATCTCCTGTATACTTGATGCCATATCGTGCCACATTTCCTTTCTGGGTATCGAGAATCTTTTTCAGACGGTAATCTGGCGGAACTGTAGGCTCCCCGCCTTCGCCTAAGATAAGTTCGCCTGCTTCGGTCAGTTCCGGTTTGCAGTCTATCCAGAATACATCTGCAATCTGTGGTTTAAAGCTACGGTCAAAATTCGTGATGTACCTATCGTAATCAGGGACGTACCCGGCGGATAATTCCTCTGGCGTTCCGGCAGTCGCAGATACGGAGAGGTGATGCAATTCTGGCTTTTGGTACGTTTTGATTGTGTCTATCCCGTCAAGGTCTTCAGTTGCCCTTGACCAATACACTGTCTGTTTTTGGCGTTTTAATCCTCTCATGGCGATTTCTCCCTTCAAAAATCTTATATTGCATATTTCATATGAGACACTTTTACATCTTCATCAGATACCTTTGCATAGATCATTGTCGTGTTAATGTTGACATGTCCAAGAATCTTCTGCACCTCAGTAATCGGCGTACCTCTTTGAAGCATAAGAGTCGCAAGAGTATGCCTAAATAGATGCGGTGTTAGAGGTCTGTCCAGTTCTGCCCGTTCACCGATTATTCGTACAATTCTTTCAATTGCTTCTTTTTTGAGTACCTTATGTGGTTTCCTTTCACTTACAAAAAGATATTCCGATTCATCATCTCTAATTGCAAAGTATTGTTTTAAAAGTAATTTACAACGAGCGTTTAGGTATGTTGTTCTATGCTTGTTGCCTTTCCCCAAAACAACTACTTCACCTTTGTAAATGTCTATATCTGTTTTCTTTACACCACACACTTCTGTAACCCTGGCTCCGGTACTATACAGAAATTCAACCAGTGCTTTTTCACGTACGGTTTCGCAAGCTTGCCTGATTCTTTCCAGTTCCATATCTGTCAGAGGTTGTTTTTCTATACGCTCATATTTGATATTTTTGATTGATCTGCATGGGTTTTTGCCCACATATCCCTCGTTTGCAGCCCATTCGAAAAATGCATGAATGGCAGTTCTGCGGCTATCAAGTGTTCGATTACTTAGACTTCTGCTTTCCTGAGCATTATACAGATATACACGAATGTCATTTGAGGTAATATCTTCAGCTTTTTTATTGAATGTGAAAAAGAAATCATTCAGATAAAGATTGTAGAGTTCGAGCGTCTTTTTACTCAAACCCTCGATTTTTCTACTTACAATGTAAGTTTTGTAAAAATCCGGCAAATATCCAGTATACTTTACAACTGCTGTTTCTCTTTGACTGATATCAAAATCATTTACATACAACGCCAGTTTGTTTCTGATCGTTTCCAGATACTCTTCCGGAATTTCTCCATACAGTTTTGTCATGAACCCATTCACGAATTTATCTCTCATAAAAAATACCCTCCTTTTGGGTTCACAAAGGGAGAGTACCATGTTATAATAATACTGTACCCTTTGTGGCGTTGGAGTTAGGTTTTTTTGATTGGTAGTCGGGAACCTAACTCCTTTTTTATTATGCTTTTTTGATTGTTATTTTCTCTTCATCATATTCGAGAATCACTTTTCTGTCTTCTTTGGTAACACCGAGCATCCGAACTGCTTCTGACGGAAGTGATATTTTATAGTTGACAGATTCTTTTCCTGCGTTTCCACCAGCTTTGTTAATCATGATATTTCTTTCTACTTTTATCGAACTCACCTCCATATAATGAATTTATAATCATTATATATTATTGGTGTCCAATAGTCAATAATTAACGCCCTCGTCCCAAAAGTCCATGAGTCGTAAACCCTTGTATTTACAGGGATTTCCTCGTATTTATTGCTATCTATCACCAGTAGCTGATTAGATTCCAAGCAATTTTTTGATTTCTGCATAAACTCTCGGTACATAGAACCTTTCATAACCTTCGTAGTTTGGATGCGTTCCGTCACCTGTTGTGTATTTTGTTTTATACCCTTCATTGCAGTTCAGACTTGGACAATCGTTGAACAAATCAGCAATGCTAATGCCCCACTTATTCATTACCTTTACTATCGCTTCGTGTAATTTAAGGTAATACTGTCCGTATGTTGTATTATCGAGCGTCATCCTGTGTTCGATTACATATATAATAGGCTTCCCAGCCCATTTCTGAAGAGCTTTTTTGCACATATCTTCCAGTGCGCCATAAAATGTAGTTAAATCCAGTTCAGTAGAGAAATCTCCTGTAATTTCACCCAAAAAATTCGTATCGGCGTAATATTCACAATCATTAATGCTGCCACTCATAATTACAATATCAGCATCTGCATCCATATCATCCAATGTATCATGGATACAACCAATATCCGTAACATCATCGTTTGCTCTCGGATGCCCCTGCGGTATGATAGCTCCCCAGATTGCATGATTATCAACTGTCATACCATGAGCATCTGCAATTTGTTCGACATAGCCATGTCCCGGAACGCTATGTGTCGCAGCGGTAATGCTATTTCCAGTGCATGTAATTTTCTTTCCATACAGTGGATCTTTTTCAAGTATCTCAATACGTTTCTGGTTGCTTTCAATATTAGAATACATCACTGTAACACTAGAATCATTGTTTGTATTTAATACCGAAAATTCCATATATACTGCATTGGATGGGATTTCAGCTATTCCAGAATACATTGTATCACCGTAGGTGGGTGCAGTTGTTGCTATAACCATTCCTGCGACTTTCATATCTGCACTCAAAAATAATATCGTCGGAATATCTACGTTTCGAAAAGCAGTATATGTTATACTTTTAATGCCATATGGAATAGGAAATATACCAGTCGTTGATAGATTATCAGCAGGTTGCAGTTTACCATTTTTATCGTAGTAGTTTCCTTTGATACCAATTCCATCGGTTATTGTATATTTTTTAACATTGTAAATTTGATTATAGTTTCCTGCGATATCAGATTCCATATGTTGAATATTGTTTTCAATATTCTCAATTTTTTCAGCATTTACATCTGGTTTGTAGTATAAAAATATACCAGAAATTGATAATCTTTCATCATTTGGCGCATCGTAGCTAACAAAACTAATACCATCAATATTTTGAGGTATAGTAAATTCACCACTTTTAAAATTAGCATCCGTATCACCAAGTAACGAACTTTCTTTTATGTAGACTCCATTTTTGAAGCAGGCTATATATGGCGAATAGTTTGCGGGGCTTCGCAGATATGCGTATGTTACTTTTGTTTCAGGTTCAACTTTAAAAACTCTGGTGTGCTTATAGAGCGTATGCGGTGCGATTGTTCCGTCTTCGCCATAATAACCATTTATCCAGTCAATATCTTTCCCAGAAAATGTCTCATTTTTTTTAACAATTATTGCATCATTGATATCTTCCTTTACATTTTCAATTGCGACACCCATTGATGTGAGTTTTTCGCCTACAACTGCTGCATCCGCCGCCTCGCCTGTCTTTGAAAGTGTTTTGTCGAGTGCTACATATGCTTTCCCCGTAGCTGAATCAATAGTAACTTCGAGGGATTCCATTGTTTTTTCTTTTGCAGTAATTCCACCCCGTTCCGTTTCTGTCGGAGCAGGCGGAATAAAAATATGTACCGTATCATTTTCACGGTCATAAAATCCTTTTGTTTTCTGCGTTTTCATGTGATTCCTCCTGTTATTTATTGTCCATGTTCATAATAATTAAATGTGCTGCACCTACGGTTTTGATAGTTAACTAAAACCCTCTTTAGTTGATCAAATAAGAGTTTTAATAAACTCTCTGATTTTGGGATAAATCAACGCATGACCCTTTGCATTTGGGTGCAACCCATCTGGTGAAGCGGATGGTGAATACTTCGTATATTCAGTCCTAAAATTCTCATCCCACGGGCGGAAACCTGTCTGATTGTACAGGTTAAGGAACGGAATACCGTGATAATCGCAGTAATCCGCAAGCGCAGCAATAAACAAATACTCTTTGTTCGTCTTGCTTGATGGCGAATAATCCGCATAGCAAGTCCCGTTATCCTGACAAGCATATGCCGGCAATGGGGAAATAATCGCAAACGGCACATTTGGGAAATACTGCTTAATTTTCGCAATAGCAAGATTTACTCCACCGAGAAGTGTGTCCACAGTCATATCTGTGTTTTCACCGACTGGAGTGTCTGTAAACATCAAATCGTTAATTCCACCGAAAATTGTAATTAAATCAGGTTTATATCCTGTATTTGCATATCCTTCAATCCGCTTGTAAAACGGTGGAATAGTTGCACTTTCCTCGCCAGAATCATGGATAATATACCCACTTCCACTGATTCCGCAGTTTATAATGTTGATACCAAGTTCCTTACTTGCATAATCGTGATAGTTGAACAATGCTCTGAAATTATGTTCTGTTATACTGTCACCAATGCACATCCATGTCTTTCCCTCGTAGCCAGTTGTTGCTCTGGTGTTTTCCAGTTTATTATTGCGCAATGGGAAAATAGAACGAATCTGTTCAAAATCATATGTTCCGTTAACAACATAAACCATTGAGAAGCTTTCAAGTGCTTCACTTTTTATAGAGGAATCGGTGGAATATGTGTCAACGATAAAATAAGCAGCATTATCAGGACTTGTGAATCTAACGACATCATATATGTCTTTTATGTGAGCATAATTTGAATCATAGAAAGCGATTCTCCAAAAAAGCTGAAGTCTTTGGTTATGCCCAACAGAAAAAATAGTGTACGCCGTATTAGACTCAATAGCGTTAAGTGCTGAACAGTTCCTTTCAACATTATCCGTATACACTTCTTCAGAATTCCCCGCTTTTGTAGTATCCAGTGTTTTTCCATAATGGGTTGTTTTGTCCACAAGAATATCTTTCACGGACGGAATAACTAGATTTTTACCTATATATTCAGCGGAAGGCGATACTCTTCCGAAATCTTCCTTTAGTGAATTAGTTATTTCTCCAACTGCGCCTGCATCAGCGGCATATCCAGTCTTCGTGAGAGTGCTATCAAGGTTGATACCTTTATTAAGCTCCATTTTTTGATCAGACCCAAACTCAAGACAGTTTGTTTCTTCGTTGTAGTCTACGCTTACTGGAAACATCGGAACAATATCGCCAGATTCGTTAATTCCGGCAATCTTGCCAGAGTTTTCCGAACCTTGGTTCTTATTCAATTTATTTGATATATCAGCTGACAATTCTGTGATTTTATCTCCGGTAGCCTTTGCGTCAGCAGCTTTTCCAGATGCACTCAGAGTTTTGTCTGTTCCGGAAAGATAATTGTCTGGAATTTTAGTCAAGAATCCAGAGTCATTCTGCAAGTCACTGGTTTTGCTTGGAATCTTTGTATTAGCCGGCAACGCACCAACTTCTTCAGCTGTATAATCCGGTTTTTGTGGCTGTTTCGCCCAATCTGCCAATTCGCTTGATTTAATGTAAAGTGACATATCAATTGGAGCGCCCATAGTGTCCCATACTACGCCGTTCCATGCCACATTCATTCCTGCTTCGCCGTAAATAGATTTAGACTCGATATTGTACATATCGCCAATGTCTGGATTTAATGGAAGCAAATCAGCAGTCGCAACTGTACCTCTGTATCTTACAGGGCTATTTAATTTTGCTTCCATATCGGAAATCTGGCGTTTTAATATTGCATATACTTTCTTTGCTGTTAATGCCATATGCGCTTCTCCTTTACAGTTTGTACCATGTATCAGTAGGTTTGTGATATTCGTATAATTCAGAAGTATCAAGGCACAACGCCGAAGAACCACTCTGTACATAATGTGGGAGCTTTGACACGTCTTTTGAAAGTCCCTCGTAATCACGAACCATACCTCTTGCATCTGTACATACCCAACTGCCTAAATCCGGCAATTCATCACCGGGATTGTACTTGATTCCATCAAAAATAACTGTGTTTTCTGCTTTTGCCATCTATGCAATCATCCTTTCTGCCCCAATAGGAGCCACATATGTGAACTGGTTTCCTAAAATATCTCTGGCTGTGCCAATAACAAACTGTCCATAGTCTGCCAGAATATTGCATACAAATTCCTCTGCATCCACCCAATACCGTTTCTTGACCATGCGATGAAGTTCTGGTAATAGACCATAGCTGAACATCACACAATGCCCTAACTCATGAATAAATACACGGTTCAGAAGTTCTCCATACAGGTTATTTGCGATTGAAATAACGTGGGTGGAATAATCCGATACTCCAAGTGTTCTATTGCCTGTACGGTCAATTAACACGCTGTCATGTGGAGATACAAACTGCACTCTCCATAGGTCGCCATTCATGTAAAATTGTCTTAGCATGGCTTATCACCATCCTTTTCTCAACTAAAAAGCCCCTGCTACATTCCTGTAACAAGGGCAAAGCTCATTTCATATTCAATTCATCTGCTGTATAAAACGTGTCAAGTCAGTTTTCATCTGCTGTCTGATTGATGCGTCTGCATCATCCCACATTTCTTTCATATTGCGGATGATATCTTCTGTATACTCTTTCATGGAATCATCCATTTTTCTCTTGGATTCAGCGTCTTTGGAATCATGGTAATGTCTGCGATTCTCGCTGTATCTGTCGTAGGTTTCACCATATCTGGATTGCTGACGATTCATGCCGTCATTTCCCATATTCCTGTCCGAATATTCTGGGTGATATCCCATGCGGTACATATTGCGTTCAAATTCTGGATTATTCAGATATTCGTTCATCCAGTCATCATCTTCCATGTACAGATATGGTTTATATCCCATACGGCTTCCTTTGCCTTTTGGGGCAAATCTGCCGTTTGCATAACGATATCTGTCATATCCCATGCGTCCAAGATACTTTTCTTCCTGTTCGCATTCGTCCATAGCTTCTACGATTCTGTAATCTTTATCTGCGCAAATCGCACACTTTACAGCTTCCATGCAGTCTTTCAAATCGTCCCAGTCTTGAGCGCTGAGGTTATCAAAGCCATGTGCTTTAGCTTTCTCCATGGCCCATTTTCCCATTTCCATTGCAACTTTATGCATTACATTGCCCCCTTTCTGGCAGCCTGTGTAACAGGTGTGTCTGTCGTTGGGGCTGTACCATTAATTGCTGTTAAATTGTTAGTTGGACTACAAGCCGGATTTCCTAACATCTTGAATACTCCGCCGGTTGCACTTGTGGCTACTCTTGTTGCATACTTCGTTCTGGTTCTTATTCCGCAAGCCGTAACCTGTGCGCAGCAACGATTCTCTAGCGGATACAAAGTTGTTCCTGTTCCTATCTGAATCATTACCGGAGCAGTAATTGTAGTGGCTTCCGGTATGCTTTGCGCAACAACAATACAATATTTCTCTCCATTGTTGTAACTGCCTGCCGGAAGTGTGATTACAAGATTGCCTCCTGTAAACGCAACGGCTTGGCTGATTACAAGATGGTTGCAGAGCTTACAAACATTTTTACAACTCATATCTTTACCTCTCAATCAAAATAAGAGGTGAGCCGCAACCCACCTCTTAGAATTAGTCAACCTCTAAGGGTGAGTTACTTAGCAGCATCCGCTGTTACATCCGCATCCACCGTAATAGGTATTCGGATTCGGAACAACATATGCCGGAATAGCCGCCGGATTAATTGCATTGATTAACTGCTGAGTCTGTGAAGCCATAGCAGTTGTAAGCAGTGCAGACTGACGATCCTGAGACGCAGCACGTTTCAGATCAGTATTTTCTGCCTGTAATGTTGCAATCTTATCGTTAGTCAGGAAGTCAAGGATTGCTCTTGTGTTGCTGTTCTGGTTTTCCAGAAGATCTCTGGTGTTGTTGTTCATTGTGTTCTGGAGAGCACAAGTGTTGGTAGCAAGGTTGTAGTTGATACCCTGTATAGCTTCTCTTGTTTCACAGCAACAGTTTGCTAACTGAGACTGTAATGCGTTGGTATTCTGCATACCGGCTACAGTATCAGCATTGATTGCCTGCTGAACGCCGTTGAAGCCTTGAAGCATTCCGACATTCATACCATTAAAGCCACTCTGCATGGTATTGTTAAGAGAATACGTGCTGTCGCAGATACCCTGCTGAATACCTCTGATACCATTCTGAATATCATTAAGGGCGAATTCCTCATTAATATCTGAACGGGTAGCCCATCCTTGGAAACCGGCACCGTTCGCACCGTTTCCACCGTTACCGCCAAAGCCGCCGCCCCAGCCGCCAAAACCTCCCCAGCCGAAGATTGCGAAGATCAGGACGAGCCAGATAAGTGAAAAGCCATCACCGCCCCACATATCATTTGCGCGACTATTAGAGCCTGTAGCAGCTGCAATGTCGCTAAGGCTGTAATTTGAACCATTCATCATGTTTTTAGTCTCCTTAAATTTTATTTACAATAGGAGACATCCGCGGCTGTCGTCCCAAATTGTAGCGATTCTGAATCACCCAATTATGGGGAAGTGTTATAATCCAAGGAATTTTTGTATAATTCCATCTGGAGATAAATGCTTTTCTTCAAAAACATTCTGTTGAATTTGATGCAGTTGACTTGCGTCACCTTTTTTATATAAATCCAACGCATTCTTCAATGTTGGATTATTTCCTGCAAATTTACTCATATCGTTCATCATGTTATCGACACTTCCGAACCTCTGAGAGATCATCTTCTCAAATTGCTTTTTCATCATGGCGTTTGGATTGAATGTCATCTCTGCCTACCTCCGTTCTGCTTAGGTTCCGATGTCCCCGACATCTGCGTCGGAAACATATTCTTTATTTCAGAAATCTCCGAACAAACATCATTCCTAAGCTGATTAAACATTGCTTCAATGTCAATCTGCTTTTCATCTTGCTTAGATTGCTGTTCATCTGGATTTACGAGTCGGTAAACAAAAATCCTGCTCCTTCCATCGGATTGAAGCTGTTTTCTGTAAATTTCAGTTCCGTCTGTTTTTGGATAGTAAACAGGATTGCCGGACATATCCACATCTTTAGCCTTTACAGTATCAATCCCATCCACCATCTGTCCTTGAAGCATAGGTGATTGTGGAACTGGCTGTAACTGTTGCATCTGTATTTGACCATAAGGCATTGCCTGCTGATAATTATTTTGCAGTTGAGCCAGCCTGTCCTGATACGGCTGTATCTGTCCGTATGGATTGTTTATTATTGGTTGTTGCGGATAATACGGATAACCTGCCATAATCTGTTCCTCCTGTCCGGGATTCAAGAATCATATCCATATCATCTATAGAACGATGCTTTTCCCATATACCCTCGTAAGGGTTTCTTAACATAATCATTGTGTTTTCTCCTATGATTATATTATATAGGAAGGAACTCTGTTTTTGAACGTCACTATTTCGCCACGTTTTCGCCACAATACAAAGAAAAGCCCCGACAGTACATCGGGGCAACTTTAGAAATTTTCTTCTTTATTCTTTTATTAATTCGATCTATGGTTCTTGGACTATACCCCATAAGTTCAGATGCTTCCCATAGTGTCTTTTCGCCATAGGCCCGTAATCGAAACAGTTTTTCTTCTCTGGAATCGAAGCCTGCTTCTTTTAAATAAAATTTTCTTTCATCTTCTGAAAAGTCTGTATAATTCATATTTCCACCGTCCTCCCTTACAAGTGGAATCAAACTGGAAGAATACCGCTTAACATAAAACCGATAACTGCGCTGACAATCGATGTAATAACACATACAATGATTGTATCGTAACGCTTTCCCGGGACTGCCATGAGAGTCTTTATATTGTTATTCATCTCATCCACAGTTGACTTGATATGGTTCAAGTCATTCTCACTTAATGCTGTCTTTCTTTCCAGTTCCCCGATACGCTCATAAAACTCTTTACTACGATCAGATTGCTTCTCTTGCATCAACTGAAAATTCTTTTCCAGTTCTTCTATGCGGTGTTCATTAAAACATTCATGTTCACATCCCATCGCCAGTTCCTTTCTTCACTCCCTTAACATTTGCTTTTCCCTACTGAATATAAGCAACCCAGCGGCACTCCGGGAGGACAAAAATACTGTGCCACGTGACCCAACCATCTTATTAAATTAAACTTCCTGCAAATGGAAAAACACCATGATTGATATATATTTCTGTTTCGGATTCCCAGTTTCGACTTACTGAATTTTCAGAATGCGAATCTTGGAACTCGGCTCCCTGTTTCACAAGGAAATAGAGAGCCAGATCAAATATGCAATCATAACAGTATTCCATATCGGTATTGATTTTTTCATCTGTATATCCAGACGGATAGTTGCGTTTCTTTTTGAACGAACGAATTGCACGCTTCACAGACAAAGAAATCATACCGTCAGTTTCCGCATCATCGGATAGATACTCTTTCAGATCTTTCACAAGCTGCTCGTTCATTTAAGATCACCTACCCTTGCTGAGATAAAATTTCAGAGATAATACCAGCCTTATTTGTCGATGTCAGGGCATAGCCATTGTCACTTGCGAGCTGTTTCAGTTGAACTACTGTCATGCTTGACAACTCGCTTTCTGTATACTTGTGTTTTGAAGCATCATTAACACTTGCTACAGATGGTGACTGGCTGTTCTTGTCGAGACTATGCCCGTTTATTCCCCCGCTTTGGTACCGATTACGATACCGCCATTAGCTTTTGCTGCTACTGGAACAAACATACCTGATGCTTTAGTCCAAACTGCAACTGGGTCTTGTGTAGCCCACATGGACAGTGTTACGAAGGAGCGATTTTCTTCCTGAATAAACTGTCTGTATTCAAGTTCCTCTGGCGTTACGCCCCAGAGTCCAGTACCAAATGAACCGTTCGGCTCTGCTTCATACAGTGTGAATACATCTTCTTTGAAGTATCTTCCTGTTTTGAGAGAACCATCCGCTTTTCTGAATCTGAATTTCTCGTCGCAACGATCAATTGTGATTCCGTATTCCTGCATAAGCAGATTAGCGAGTTCCTGTTTGGTCAGAAGACGTTTGTTAGCTGCTCCTAAAGCTGCGGTCTGCATTGCAGTGTTGTTTCTCATGTAGTTAATCATTTTAAGTGATGTCAGGGCTTTGTTTGCCACAAATCCATTATCTTCTGCAATAGCGACCATCTTCTGGATATCACCCATGATATCTGCATCTGGTTTAGACCAGTCTGTCATTTCTACTTTTGCATCGGACGGAACACCATAATCAATGCTCATATCCACATTGTTTTCTTTAATTTTTACAACACCTGTGCTAAGAAATTGGCCTTTCATGACATTTGCTCTAGCAACAACTCCTTCAAACAGATTAGCTGCATCATCAAATACAAATTTCTTTAAATTCTCATCATCCGGCACACCATTTTCAATTGCCTGCTGTAATCTCTCAGACTGATTGATTTTTCTCTTAATAAAGAGCTTTTCAGTCAGGACTTTTTCGAAGCCCGGTCTTGTTCCGATTTCTGCTTCAGTATCAAGTGCATGAACGAATGCTACCTCTGGAAGTCTCTGTCCAGCCATAAGTCTGTAGTATTCAGCTTTCAGGAACTGTGTTTTGACATCCGGGAAGATGGTGTCAAGAATGCCCGGCCTTTTTACGCTGAAATCCTGAGAAAAGTTAAGTCTTTCTTCCGGTGTGATTGATTCTAAAATATTAAATGGCATCTGCTGTACCTCCTTAAAATTCTGGGTCTGTAGTAGTCACAAAAACGATACCTGCTTTTTCAAGCTCTGTTTTTGCAGTGGTTTCTACTGTTACCGGAAGTCTTTTTTCAAGAACACGTCCTGCAACAATAACGGAAATCGGTCTCTTAGCATCGTCTGTCATATCAACATCTTCAAACACGATGCCTTTAGCACCAGTTGCGTTTGTCGGATATACAGAACCTGCTTTGATAATCTTCTTAGTTCCAACGGTTTCAGCATTTGTCTGTTCTGCTGTATAGGTTTTAAGTACCAGTCCTACCTCGGATTCGAGAATATTAGGTGTGGATTCGTACTGCTCTGTTTTCATAAAAGCCATAATCTAAATCTCCTTTTCTTAAATATTTACTGGGGCATTATCGTCTGCCGGTTTATTTTCTGGACACATTTTTGCTGAGTACGCTTTTGCATATTCAGATGCTTCGCTTTTCTTTTCTGGTTCTCCACCAGATTTACCGCCACCCGGATTAGGTGTCTTTTCAAGGGCTTCTTTTTCCCATGCGGCTTTTGCGGTATCAAGAGCGTTTTTATTTTCTACGGAAATTCCATCGACAAATGTCTGGGCTTCTTTAAGAGCATCCTCCGCATTCATATTTGAAAATGCTTTGATTGCTCCCGCATAGGCATCTCCTTTCATTCCTGCGTTTGCAAAAATAGAAGTAATTTTGCCTGTCAGAGCTTCTTTTTGGGAAGTTGCAAGTGCAGATTCAAGGTCAGAAATTCTTTTTTCGTTTGCAGCTTTTTCTTTCTGACGTTCCAGTTCTGCTTTTTCAGCTTCAGTCATGTTCTGTTTTTTTAATTCTTCCAGTTCTTTTTCCAGTGTTTCTGCTTTATCAGCCTGTTCTTTTGCTTTCTGGGCTTTTGCTTTCTCTTTAGCTACATCAGAATTTGACTGATTCAGAAAAGAAGTAATCTGGTCATCGGTTGCATCTGGAAAAATCCTTTTAACATCTTCTCTTGTCATTGAAATCTCCTGTCACCAATACGCTTTTTTACGCTGTTCGCTCAGCTCAAGGTGTCTCCCATGATTACGCTATCGGGGTGCATATTTTTTTAATAAAAAAGAGACGATTTTACTCGTCTCTAAATTAACTGTATTGAATTGAGCACCGGCAATTCACAATCTCGTCTGCCGAAGCTCCTAATGAGGTATCTTTGGGAAATTGTAGCAAGCTATCTCCAACCGAGAACGGCTCACCAATCGAAAGCGTGGTTCCTCCGACCTCGAGGTGTGTCTTTCGTTCTCTTTTGTCTCCTACGTCAATCCATTTCTTTTTCGTCTTTCCTGATTTCACAGCTTTTGAATACTGTCTGTAGTTCAGTATTGAATTAGCTTCGCACTCTGAAATAAACATTGCCCGGTCATTTGACAGGTAATAATCATCAGTAATGCTTTTATCTTCAGAAGAAAGTCTTTCGAATGTTGTATCAATAATTTGCTTTGTTATATCAACGGCATATTGCTTGATATATGTATCTATAAGCATATACGAAGCAATTACATCCAGATATTTGTCATAAAATTGAGTTTGGATGTATTCTCGTTTCGTTTCTCCGCTTTCTATGGTTGTTTCTATCAGTGCCAAAATATAAAGGACAACTTCTTCCATTTGTTCGGAAAAAGCTATCCTTTCTTGTTTTTCTTTGTCTGATATCGACATTTTGCTGAAATATTCTTTATACGGTTCGCTCCTGCGGTTGTCAGGTCTGATATTTAGCTCATCATATGATGAAACACTCATTCTGAAATCACATCCTTATTAAAGCCATTCAGCAAATCTTTCGCTTTTTGCATTTCTGAGTCCGGGTCTGCCAATTCCGGGTAAATAGTTCCAAGATATGGTAAACTCATTTCATATACTTTTTGCGGATCACTAAATAATCCGCAAGTAATCAGCGCAATAAGCGGATGAATTTTATTTTTAAACAGATAATCAAGTGCTTGCGCTTTAACAAGCATATTATCAGTCGGGTTTCTAGTGATTTTTACATCAAAATCTCTGGTTGAAATATTTACATCCATTGAGGTTTTTCGAATGATATTCAAAATGATTCTGGCAGATGCCTTTTCAGCTTCTTTTGTGAACGCTTCTACCAATTTTGCGTCTCGTTCTGCAAAATCCCAACCATTTCTCAGATACACTGCATTTCCTGTGTCTCCGCCCGTATTGCTCTGTCGATTCGGCATTGTTTCTACAATCAGCATATTGTTGTAAATATCATCTTTAGCAACCTGGCTCTCTGACTGATTTAGTTCGGCGGTCATTAAGTCAACGTCTGATTGTGTTCCATTCCCGACGTCTTTTACAGATACAGCACCGAGTTTTATCATTTTTACAAATTCTGCTTCGTCAATCTCACAGTTTTTGAATTTCATCAGAGCTTGTACGAACTGTTCAACTCCATTCAGTCTGTCAGATTGATATTTGTTGATTGCATCATACATTGTGATCGCGATTTCGATGTCAGAAAGTCTGTCATGATTATTTGGGTATTCGACAATTGGAATGCCGCCGAAACCATTGATTCCAGATTCTGTTACCGCTCCATTTTGAATTTTGAAATACTGTCTGGAAGAATAACACTGGTAATATTGCTGATTGTCCTCGTCTTTTAAAATCTGGACGGAAAGCACTGGTTTACCAGTAACGCTTGAATAAACAATATATACATCCTGTGGTGATGGGATAAATATTCTGAAAGGTGGTAAGTCTCCATCCTTTGTCCATTCATCCTCTCTCAAGATTGCTTTATATGCAGTTCCTACTGCGCTCTGGCATATCCCAAGTTGAATATTTCTGGCGTCTGCATTGGCTTCATCCAGATAATCATTGAGCCTATCAACTTGTTCGTTTGTTTCTTCACTCGCTTTTTTCTTCTTACAGACATACTGAATAGGTTCTCCGTATATCTGCCCTGCCTTGAATTTGACTGTTTCAAGGGCATGATTCTCAACAACTTTATTGTTGACCTCTGGGCGAACAAGTTTTTCACGATATAAAATTGGCTGATCGCCTTTGTAATATCTGTAAAGATAATCCATCAGGGTTCTATTCCTGTTATGGATTCCGATTGTATCAGAAAGGACCTGTGCCACGTTCTGGGGAGTAATCTGGTCTACGCCAGTATAGGCAGTTTTTCTGCCAAACTCGCCTTGGCATAGGTCAACAAAATTTATTTTGTTTCTCCCCACTGCCTGTCCTCCTATTTTTCTACATGAAAAAAGCACCAAGGGTTCTTCCCGGTGCTTATTTTACAGCTTATATTATATAATATATGCAGGTATTATTCAGTATTATCAGGTATTAACTTTCAAAATTCTTAATGTTTTTGACGATATTCAGTGCTTTCGAATGCAATAATTTCACATGAGAATAGGAATATCCCATTTCACAGGCAATCATTTCAAGCCTTTCATCTTTTACATATCGCCTAAACAGCAGATCATACAAATCTGAATTGATATCGCTCACCTTGTCTATTGTTTCAATAATGTCTTGCTTTTTCTTTGTGTATTCAATAACCATTTTTTTGATTTCTGTTTGAATGTCAACAAGTTCGCTTACGGCATCGGTCATTTGATTGGGATTCGGAGTAGACTGAACTTTTTCACCATATGAGAACGATTTAAGCCCAAGAGCAAGACTTCTTAAATGTTCTTCTTCGTATTTTTTATTTTTAATAAGCTTGTCATATTTCTGAATTTGCCCTAAATATTCTCTTGTTGTCATACTATCTCCTTCCCCAAAATGGATTGCGCATTGCAGTTGCTTTTCCGCCTAATGGATTCTGCACGTACTCTGCCATCATCGCCAAGCTGTCCGGGCCATCATCATGAGATACTTTTGCCCTTGTGGTATATGTGGTCACATTTCCCATAAATAATCCGTAGTCGGATTTTGGCTTATATTGGCTCGGATGTAAAAAATAAAAATGTTTTGATATGTAATCAGAGTTTACGAGAATTTTTGTCTCTTTATTTGCTTGCGTAGGTCTTGTTTCGATATCCGCTCGGCATTTCCCTGAAATTATCTTTTGAATGTTGTGTGCAACACGATTTCCTACGTTATTTGACTCGAATCTGATTTTATGCGGATTGTGTTTTATCAATATATCAGCAGTCTTTCTGTCCAGGATGTCGTAATCTGTGGTATCATCGAAAACAACGTCCGGGATAAAAAATTTATCCCCATATTGATATGCAATAGGTAATGATTCAAAATCTGTACCTTTATCTTTTGTATCACATACTGCCCATATCGCATCTGCTTCTCTGTCTGGTATAATTGCGTATTCGTCAGTACATCCATCTGGTACGTCATCTTTATGAAAGAAAAATCTTTTCAATTTGTCTGGTGGAAGCAATAATCCCTCACGTTCTACTGGTTGCTGCATATACAAACAGTTAAAAGAAATTTCATCCATGGACTCTTTGGCATCATTGAAATACTTTTCAGAGAATCCATTTACGGAAAATAAAAAATTACTCTTTCCATCATCCGTAAGAGCCGGTACTGCTATAAACCTTGCTCTAGGGTTCCCGGCGTATAACTGCTGTAGCTTTCCGATAGGGTCATGCACTGACCATCTGGTAGCAATATAAAATTCTTTGCACCCTTCAAGTCTACGAGAGCGCAAATCATTTACTACTTTTGTCCATAAGGTGTCCAGTCGATTCTTGTTCAGTGCTTCTTCAATTCCAGACACAAGGTCGTCGGCGGTAAGGAATCGGTTGCATCGGGTCGCACCAGTCAGAGAACCATCAATTGAACGGAACGTCCAAGTCTTAAATCGTCCGTTTCTTTCGAGATTGACCGTAGTTTCCTTTGCATTTGTTCCCTGTATTTCTACATTTGGAAAAATCTCATGCCATGTGTACTCAACCGGATCATTGATGATTTCCAGAACTCCATCATAAAGTGAACGTGTCAGAATACTACTGTGCGCTGAGGACAGGTTGAAATCATTCGGAAACCACCCGCCTACCAGAGACAGAAAGAAATCTTCAAGAGTAGATTTTCCGCAACCGGGTGGTACGCTCAGTGCAAATATATCAAGTTTATCATCCATCAAGTCTTGTAAAGAGCCGATGATATTGTGCTTCAAGAACACATTTCTTCTTGGCTGATAGAAGCGTTCTTTTAAGATTCTGTTCTTTTCCAGATACAGTAGACCACTGTCAACCTGATAGTTTCGGGCTTCGAACAGAAGATATTTGTAGTAGAGGTCTTCAAATTCTTTTGAACCTGTTTGAAGCAACTGATTAAGCGCAGCTTCTTTTCCAATATTGCTTAATCCTATGCCTTTTTCGCGATAATTCGGGTATTCTTTGAAAGAATGTTTTTCATCCATTAAGTAGACAAGGGAATATAACTTATTCCACTTTGTTTCCGGGCTTAGATTACTGTTGATGATGTTATCTCCGATCATCACATACCATTCCGGCGATTCTTCAATAATTTTTTGCATAAAAATAGAGCCAGACCTCCTTTCTCCTTAGGATTTAGTCTGGCTCTCATGTGGCTCTTTGACTAGTTATTCACTTGCTTTAAAGTTATATATAGGTTTGATAATATCAACTATTTCTACAGTATCTTTGATATTATCAATAATTTCTTGCGGTGGTTTGTAGGCCATAGGGCTTTCATCAATTGTGGATTTCTGAACGGATGTTGTGTATATCCCATCCATAGACTCCTTAAATTCTTCTAACGAGATGTTTTCTTTTGCTTTTGATCGGCTCATAATGCGTCCTGCACCATGCGGGGCCGAACAGTTCCAATCATCGTTTCCTTTTCCAACTGCAATAATACATCCATCTCGCATATTCATTGGGATAAGAACTTTTTCGCCATGTCTAGCTGATATTGCGCCTTTACGAACAATGTTTGTATCGTGGTCAATATAATTATGAATTGTATCAAACCATATGTTTCTTTGGAGCGTCCAATTCATAGTGTAAAATATAGCACTCTGTATGCATCGTCTGTTTATTCTTGCAAATTCTTGACAGATTTTCATATCATGCAGATATTGTTTTCTATGTTCTCCCGTCAGGTAACATAATTCTTTTGGAATACCTAGTTTGACCGGCTTCCATTTTCGTTTTAATTCATCAATACCATTTTGTATATCCTTGTGTCTGCCAGAACGCTTGTATTCTTTCACCAATTTTTGTATTTCAGTTTCGAGCTTGTCTGTACCCTGCATGTCTTCTATGGCAATTTTCTGATATATTTCAGCTACTTGTTTCCCAAGGTTGCGGCTTCCAGTGTGAATTACAAGATAATTTAACCCTTTTGAATCAGTGTCAACTTCAATAAAATGATTTCCACCCCCAAGCGTACCAAGGCTCCTGCGAATCCATTCAATATTTTTGAGTCGAGAAAAACAATGAAGTTCTTCTAATTCTTCAAAATTTATGATTTCGTCACGTACGTTTCTTCCTGCCGGAACATTGTTTCTTATTACTTCGTCGAGAATTTTAAAATCTATTGTTCCAACGTCAGCAGGGATTTGTGTTGTAAGCATTCCACATCCAATGTCTACGCCAACAATGTTCGGAATTACTTTATCTCCGAGATCAGCAGTAAAACCAATTACACATCCCGTTCCTGCGTGAACATCTGGCATAATTCGTACTTTGCATTCAGAAAATGCAGGCTGTTTTATCAATGTATAAATCTGATTTAATGCTTCTGGTTCGATATTATCTGTAAATATCTTCAAGTTGCTCATAATGGCACTCCTTTCTGGCTCTCTGACTGGTTATTATTCCCACAGAAACTTATCTGTTTCTTTCAAATTATTAACTGTTCTTTTTAAGATAAGTATTCCGCACTTCTTGCAATAATACGGATGGAAACGTTGATTAGTGTTGCGTGACTTAAATTCATTAAAATCATAATTATAAGAATTGAATATCTTACATTCTTCAAAATCATGGTCGCATTCTGGAATCTTCATTTAATCACCCCGATCTGGAATACCTAACTCTTTGTAAGTGAATACGACAGTGTACTTCTTCCCGCATTTGTAGCAAGTTTCCGTAATGGTGCAAGTCTTTTCTTTATCGTCACATTTTGATTCTGTATCTGAACTTTTGAACTTGCATCCGCCTGTTAGAAAGCATTTGATTCTTTTTTTATTCATACATTCACTATAAACTCTTTCTTACAGTTGCTTCCCTTACATTTGTAAGGCATCCGATGAATTTTTGTAGTAGGAAGTATTTTCAACGCTCTCTTTCCACAATAAGGGCACGATACCCATTTCTCGCCGTTTACTGTTTTGATTTGTGCTGAGCCGTCCCATGGCTCAGGCATATTCATATATTCAGAGAAGTCTACTCCCTCTGATTCAAGTGCTGTTTTAATGCTCATTTAATTCTCGTCTCCTTTAAAAATTCTGTAGAAATCTGTGATTGAAAATTTTCCTAAAGTTCCATGAATTACTTTTCCTCTGAATTTTGGAATCTTTGATAACATTTCTTTTGAAATTGGCGTTGCGTTTTCTACGTCTATATCATCACAGATAAGGTATTTATTGCAATCATGCTCCATGCTTATTTATTATTGTCCTTTCTGATCAATTCCAAAATCGTCAAATAGTTATCTCCGATGTAATCTGCTTTCCATGTTTTAGAAAGATTTCCCGTTCGGTTGTATATTACGGTCGCATTCCCTGCCAGAAGCAAACGTCTGTCTGGATAGAATCTGGTCGGGATGTTCATTCGATGGCATTCTCCCTCAAGATTGTATGTGGTGTCAAGAAAATCAATGTCCGAGCCTGTATAAATAATTCTCATCAGCTCAGTCCATGAATCTTTCTCAAATTCGCATATCGGTCAACCAGAACGTCAAGTGTTGTATGCAACTGATTAATCGTGATGCAATCGGACTGGTGCCGTTCACTATACCATTGTTTACTGTGATCCGTATCAGATTGAGAAGATATCAGTGGTGATTGTGTCTCCCAAACACCTTTCATAACTTCTCTGGTTTGCAACTCATTTGTATATGCCATAACAATCGAATTGGCTTTTTCGAGTTTTTCTTCAAGTTCTTTGTTTTTTACTGCAAGTCTTTTATTTTCCTTTTCCAATTCCAAAATTTTTTTACTTTCAACACCATTCACCTGAAATTCCCTCCCGCTAAATTTTTGTAAAAATTTCCATGTCGTAGTTGTCTCTGATATAATCCGCGCATTCAGACAACTTTTCTTTTAAGAAAGGGTCATTTGCAATGTCTGGATGTATTGAATATAGTGTGCAACTATCCTTTTTACCGTCTTTCTGAAATTTCTTCCAGTTAAATGTCATTACGAACAGCGGAATTGCTTTGAGGTTTTTAGTTTTATATCTTATGTAGAGATTAAATATCTTTTTAAACACCAATATTCCCCCTATCTGTTCGAACTTAGAATGATTTTATTCTTACACTGCGGGCAAATGATGTATTTTCTCTTGTACCCGAATCCAGATGGCATATTTGTAGCAAAATGATTCTCTATATTTTCATCTTTCACATCTTCGGACTCGTCATAGCTCAATACTGCACCGCATTTGTCACAAGTTGCTTCTTTTAATGTACCAGGTTTTAAAATCTTAATCATTTTTCTCTTTCCTCCCTGCGCTTCATCTGACACTCGATCATCTTTGCTATGTTCTCACGTTCCTGTTTTATTCCATGTCCCTGACGGAATAACTCACATTCGAGAATATTTCCGCATCTGGAACACTCGTCTTTAATTTCTTTTCCTGCTATTTGCATTCCCATCCATCCTGTACCATTTTAGGCTTATATTCTTTTTCGGTATATCCTTCACCGTTGCACAAATCACAAGTGACTTTTCTTTCTTCATACCTGTCGCAGCATTCCCAGTATTGCGCACGATTTATCATTTTTATAACAATTCCTTTTCCATAACATTTCGGACATCTATGGATTTTATTTCCCTGTATTCGTTTTACAAGGTCATCAAGAGTTGTTTTTCCACCATAGTCATCTCTCAAACATATTGCTTCATGAATTTTCATTTTCTACATCCTCCCAAAATTCGCAAACACAATCTGGTTCCGTAAAATCAGCGCAGTGTTCACTGTCGCCGTTGAAACATACCCATGTAAAATCGTCATGTTTCTTACATGTTTTACAACACTTTTCTTTTTGCATAATTAACACCTCAATTTAAAAAAGTCCAGTGCTCCGACTTGAACGGCATAAATCTCCCAACGAGAAGCACTGGAACCGAACGAAGTAAGAGAAAAATTCCAATGATTACAGTTCATTGGAATTGAAAAGGGAAGATTCGAACTTCCATGTACATCCCATGTCCAAAGACACATACTCGCCCATTACGATGTACTATCCTCTGCGTCTGCCTTTCTATTATATCGGATTCATCACCGTCAATAGTTCCGCCACTTTTCAATCGGAGCATTATCACTCAATGCATCAAACGTCCATATAGGAGGGGATTTTCACCCTTTTACTCTCATGCCGCCGGCTAAGGTCACCTAAGTTGTGGGTTTAAACCTATGCTACCACAATAGCGTCTACGTATTCCGCCACTATATGGAATTGGAAAGGTAGGAATCGAACCTGCGACACATAGCTTACAATGCCATTGCTCTACCACTGAGCTACATTCCATACCGCCTGTAACGGACAGTTCTCTAAAAAGAAACTGGGGTGATTCCCACATCACATGCTTTCGGACCGGATGAAAATATCTAGATAAGCATTAACCTTTCCATCGTAAAACGCATTAACTAGATGGTTCTTTTAGAATTGCCGACTATCACTTCTCACGGCCCGTGGCCTCATCTCTCTAAAAAGTTTTTTACGCAAACGCCTAGTGAGTTGTACGTTTACGCTCATGCGTAAATCCACCTGAACCATAGACCGCCTGTGTACAAACAGCTTAATTCTAAGCGGATTAAGTTGCAGGAGACGGATTCGAACCGCCGTTCTCAAGGATATGAGCCTTGTGAGATTCCTCTTCTCTACCCTGCGAATGGGAGAATGCGGAGTTGAACCGCCCTGGTACTGTTAATCAGCCCTCTGCCCCATTATGGTATTGTTCTCCCAGAACCCGGAAGCCCCGGGTTAGCAATAGGTTTATCGTGTTATGCTTTCCACTATCCAATTTAATAACCGCGTCTGGATTCACGGAGTTGTTTCGGATATTTGCTTTTTAGAAATACGGGAAGAACGCCGGATTTCCTTTTTACATTCCTTGAAACTCCAAGATTTGTGCACAACCTTTAAAACTCTGGAACGCTATCAGAAGACGGAAATGGCTCTACGTGATCTGCACGCCGTATCGTGGTCATCAATAGTCACCAACGTCATAATTCTGATAAGTTTTTCCACCCGGATAACGGCTTGGGTGGCATTAATAGAAGTAATGGAAGTTCCGGGACTCGAACCCGGAACCTTTCGGTTATGAGCCGAATGCTCTGACCAATTGAGCTAAACTTCCTGAGTGGAGATTCTGACTATCTCCACTGTTGCGATTCTTGCCCTCTCAGTCGCAACAAAGGGTCCGCTGCTCCACAAAATGTGGAAACCATCCGGGACGTTTGAAGCCCATTTATTCATCCCCTGATGGGATAGATGGTATTTCAGAGGAACTATATCATGCCAATGATATAGATAACTAGGCTAGTGGGATTCGAACCCACGAATTCAGCAGTCAAAGTGCTGAGCCTTACCGCTTGGCGATAGCCCATTACTTTCCGGGTTGGCGTTCCCGGAAATGTGATATATTCTGGTGGTTTTAGAAAGCATCATAGCTATTAATATTGTTAAGTCCGCGCCAGTTACTTTGCAATGGGTGGGAAAAAATTATATTATATTCCATTGAGTTTCACCAACGCAGACCTAAGCTACTCTGGATGCCTCGACCTGTCAGATTCAAAGGCTTTCCCTAACCTGAGAACGGCAGGTTTCTGATTTTCTTGTATTTTCACCCGTTCAATCAGTATGGTGAACAGGGGAATTTGTATTGTGAATGCTAACCACATTGGGTTCTCCTTATAATCTAAAAATCACAACTGCATTAACTGCGAAACATATTTCCATTAATATAAATATTGCTGACGCTATTGGATTGCTTTTCTTTTCGGCTTCGTCCTGTGATATGAGGAATGCCAAGACCAATGTAAAAAATGCAATATCTAACATGGCTGCTACGAATTTTGCTAAAATCATTCTCTTTGTTCCTCTCCGATCATGAAATCAAGAATCTTACCGGCAGTTTCTTCTTCTGGCTCGAATGGTAAACCACAGGTACAATACTTCTCAATTGCTGTTTTAAGGCTTGCTTTGAATCCATTATAAACTTCTCCGTGTGTCATAAGTTCGTTCCTTAAAATGGCTATCGTGTGCGTAATAGTTGTAGAATTAGTATTGCTCATTCTTCAAGTCCTCCATTTCTTTCACGCTAATCCCGACTATCCCGGCGCTATCCTTGCTGTCTGTGGCTTTAAAGTGTGCTTTAGGGTGTTGTGGGTACATGAACTCAAACATAAGGTAATTTGCCGCATCCACGAGATATTCCGTGTTTCCGGTGGAATTATATTTCTCAATACATCGTTCCATGGACGGGAGTGCCTGCACGTTCCCGGTTTTAAAATTCTTCCTGGCAGGACCGTATTTATGATAGCTTACCTCGACTCGGTTCTTTCGAAGTTCATCGAAGCGTTCACTGTATTCTTCTGAAATCATGCTTCTTCTGCCTCTCCAAAATACTTTTTGTACAATTCATAATCGTTTTTGCCAATCAGATCTTTGACCCTGTGTGTGTTTTCCATTCGCAGATTGCTATACGCAAAAATTGTTTTAGTAACCTGTATACGATATTCGCCAACATCAGTTATTCCACTTTCAGTTTTGATTTTCTCTTCAGCTGAGAACCAATGCCTATTCGGAGTTAAGAAATAAACCCTTTGTGTGCTTACTCCAAGCGAGATATATCCCCTGCTTGATTCGTCCGCAAAAATCCTTTTTGCCGTTTCTGTATCGTACAACATTCCATTTTCCAGAACAGCTTTCTTGTGATGATATTCATACACCTTGTCATGCATTAAAGGTTTTTCAAGCGGATGATAATTTTCATCCTGAAGGGCAAAACCGCCTTTTTTATTTTTTAAAAATTTTTCAAGTATCGACATTTGCCTACATTCTCCGAAAATATTCTGCCAGGGCTTCCCTTGTGATCTGCGATACGCTTTTGCCGGTTCGGTTCTTTTCGGCTATAAGTTTTCGCTCTAGCTGATATGTGAGCCGGATTCTGATTGATTCACCCTGAGAGTTATTCTTTTTCATAGGCAGTATCCATTTTTACTGAAAGAATCGGTTTATCTCCGGTTTTTGCTAAAAGTGTAATGCCTTTATCGTTTTCCCAAGATGCTGTTGTTAATTGAATGTTCGTGATTCCTGTTTCATTACAAATATTCAAAAGCTGATTAGCTACATCCATTAACGCTGATCTCAGATATCCGTCATTATTTACGATCTGTTTCATTATTTCGCCTTTCTGACAAGGGGCTCTTTTTATTTTTTTGGGAATTTTTAAGCCTTGCTGTTGGAGAAGGCTTTTTTAATTTTTTGGGAACTCGGAGTACTTACTCGGCGTGCGTTGGGGCTTATATAGACCCCCTCCCGTTATCCATGCCGGACGCTACCAGGGAAGCCCGCCGCCCCATGGGTTCCCGCTTCCCTGGATTAACGCTGACCTTTAATGGCCTGCGGCAGTGGTCAAGGAAGAACTATATAACGGATAATTGTCAGAATATTACATCTATAAGAAAAACAACAGTTTTTTATATAGATTAATGTACATATTGCATAATTATTCAAATTGTATTTGTATATATTGCACAGTTTCTACTAATTTTCCTTGTTTTCGTTCCGTTTGTCCGTGGGTTATGTACATTTCCAGGTTCTTGATACGTCCTATCTTGTCTCACTCTCCTGTCAGCAACCCGCCAAACTCTTCTTTGATCTGTTCCAGGCTCTCCCGTGGTTTATCCTGTCGCTGGTTTGCCTGTACTGGTGCCGTCTCTGCCATGCCGTCAACAGCCTTACAAAGGAATATTCCACCAACGTTCCCGGAGGCTGCGCTTTTATATCGTCCGAGTGCGCATTCATCTTGCCATTTTTTAATCGTGTCGGAGCGTGAGAGGTTTAGCTTTTCACAATAGTCATCAGCTCTGCACTCTCCTTTCGCCCATGAATAAATTGTGTCCCTGTGAATTCCGATCAATAGTGCATATTCTTCTATCGTAGGCTTTTGATTATATTTATATACTAACTCTGTATAAGCTTCCCATATCTCATTAAGTACTGTTATGCTCTCAAGTATATTTCTGTTAAATCCAACGTGTTTATTTATATACTTAATCATACCAGTGAACTGATTACTGTTTGGCTTATATATTTCTTCTTGGTCATGCAGTGAATCAACATACTCATCAGCATAATAATTAATCGTACTAGTGTATACTTCTATTCCCTGTTCCGTTACTGTTGTATTACTTTTTTTCACTGTATCACCTCCAAAAATTGAAATAAAAAAAGACGACAAAAACACGTTCGCAGATACATTCCAGGACCTTTCTAAATCCCTTTCTTCTTTCCGTCTACTACGGTTTTAATCGTCTTAAATAGTCTTATTATTCTTATTGCCTTTCGGCTTATTCAGTTGTTAATTCTGTTTTATCATACTTTTATATCACTGTCAACAGCCTATTTAATTTTATTTTTACTGTTATATTACTCTTATTAACTCTATATATCTATACAGTACTGTATAGCATATATATTAATAAACTCTAGGTCTCTAGAATCTTGGAGGGGATTATATAGACAGTTATTATATATTTATACACAATGTAATACCGTCATTTTCCGTCTATTAAACGCAAAAAGCCAGACCTTCCGGCACCTTGTCCGGCGTGATCTGGCTGCTAAATTCTTATTCTTTTCGCGCTCTGGCTGTCGCTCCCCTCCTGAGTTCCGTCGCCTGTCGTTGATTTTATTTTATCCACATCAATTTAAAAAATCAAGCCCTAAAACAAAAAATTTGCTTGACAACTTCGGCGGTTTTGTGATAAATGTATTTTAACAGCTTCGGCGGTGGGGCTGTTTACCGGCTGAGTGCCGCGCCGTCGTTACGCCGCCAGAATAAGACAGCAAAATCCCCTGGGATTATCTCTCAGGGGATTATTTTTGCGTCTTTCCAAAACAGTTGTGAGCTTGATGTAATCCTCCTTATTTTTACATTCCAATATGGTTCTACTTTAAATAAATGTAAATTTTATAATACTTTTTACATTCCAATATGGGACTACTAAACTCTGCTATATTATATCACATATAAAAGTGATTTAAAAGTTAAATTTTATCTGCCACTTTCATAGTAACTACATGGTAGCTCACATTTTCCAGAGCTTTTTACGCCTTTCCCACATATCATATTATCAAGTACATGTATACATGGTTTATGATTTTCTTCTTGTTCCATTTCGAGCCAGATTTCACACTGCTCGCCGTCCTCTTCGTAGCTGACAACCTCGCCAGCTTCCAGACGTTCCCGCCAGTCCTCCGGGTAATTCTCCGGGATGTAAATACAGTTCCCCGGGAATAACTGGTTTCCGCGCATTTCGTTAACTAAATATTCCATTATTTCTCCTCCTGCCTCCTAGTTAATCCCGATAACTTTGACTCGGGTCTGTAAAATGTCCTCCGCAGATTTCAGAACCTCGAAATCCACGATATACTCCTCACCATCCTGATATACGGCGATTGCTCCAGACTCTAACAGCTCTTCGCCGTCTCCGTTTCCGTCCCAGAGCTGACCGAAATAATATTCCCTGCCAGCTTCAATTGTGTTCTCTGCTCCGAGGACGTATGACAATGTGTTTAATTTCATTTTTTCCTCCTGTCCGCCCCTTGTGGGCCGTGTGTTGAATTAATCTATAATTTTTAAGTACTGTCTGTGTCCTTTTCCGTTGCCATCTAATGCATAAAAGCACGGCTTTTCGTTTCCCTGAAGTACTTCGTTAATGGTGTAATTCGTTCCCCATGGAGCTGTCACCATCAACTCGCCCATGTAGTTCTCATATGGTTCCCAACCTTCCGGGGTTTCCACTGTGATTTCATCCCAGCAAGTAGCCGTCGAATCAGGGTTTCCATATGTGTATACGTTTCTTTTCTCTGCGGCTAGCACGCCGTAATTGCAATAGATTTTGATTTTCATTTTTTCCCTCCAAATTTCCAAATCCAAGTTTTCCAAGTTACCGGGGCGACCGCCCCAGCCCGACCGGGCTATTTGTTGATGTGCTTTCTTTAACTGTCTTTATTATACATTATTTATAATGTAATTGTCAATACTAAATTTACATTATTTTTAAAGTTTTTACTTTTCTGTAGTATCTACATATTTTATAATATTCCCCGGCTGCATATCTAATATAGAACATATTTTGTCAAGGGCTTTAATTCCTACCATTTTATTTTCTCTCAGACACTGTATGGCATTCTCCCCTAACAGCTTTTCTTTTCTTAATTTGCTAGGAGTATATCCTGCATCGCTTAAAGTTTCTAATACGTTAAGTCTATATACAAACATTTTCTTTTCTCCTTTCTGATCGTCTTTGCATAGCTACATTATATAATAGGTAGTTTTTGTTTGCAAGGACTTTTACATTAAAAATAATGCACAAATTTCACATGATTATTTGCATTAATTTTAATGTATTTTGTATATTGATTTTACATTAAAAATAATGTATTATATAACCATCAACAGAGAACAAGCAACCCGGACGCAGAGCCGGGAGAAAGAGAGGAAAGTATGAACAGAGCAAGAAGAAAGAGGTTATCAGAGGCACTTGATCTGATCTCGCAAGCCAAAGACATCCTGGACGAAGTAAAAGATGAAGAACAGGAAGCGTTTGACAATCTTCCAGAAAATTTCCAGTACGGTGAACGCGGTGAACAGATGGAAGAATATATTTCAGACATTGAAGAAGCATTTGACAACTTAGAAGAAGCTGAGGGGCTTATTTCAGAAATTTAAGAAAAGAGGTAATAGATATGACAAAGAAACAGTATAAACGATGCGCAATGAAGGCACTCAGGACATTTAAAACGAAATATGTGCCTGATAAAAAAATGATAACTGATAGAATCGGCACTCCGAAGTGGGGTTCCGTTATTCCCACAGATCCACACAAGGGCGAAGTATTAAGGAGCTATCAACAGGCATGGGATACCATAAATGCAGCAATAAACGGATAGCCGAAACGGTCAGAAATGGCCGTCCACCGGAGCCGCCCTCCCGGTGCTGATGATGGCAGGGTAGAAAGGAAACGAAATGAAGTTTGGAAATACATATACAGATTTCTACGGAAACGAAACTGAATTAACCGCAGACGAATTGCATTGGTTTTTCTCCGTAGTTTCTAAGTTTCACAAACTCCCAGAAACTGATGGGTTGGAAATCACAAACCGAGATCACGAAAAAATGTCCCGAAGAAATAGAGACGCCTTAGGACTCTTTTATACCAGTGACTCTGAAAGCCCGAAAGCCGATTGTTTTATAACAATTGACAATTATTTCATTCACGAAAAATATGAGTCTATTTTTAACGGTGGGTTCGACATCGAGCCCGAAACATTAGAGAGTGTAATTTCTCACGAAATAGCTCATAGATACAAATTCAGACACTGTAAAACACATTCGAGAATCACGAAAGAAATTCTTGAAAAATATAATTCATTATAGGAAAGAGAGTGAAACAACCATGAAGAAATTAATTATTGCGACAATGATCGCCGCACTCACCCACGCACCGCAGAACGCCAACGTCTACACGATGCCGGGCGTATATCACAGCAAAACCCAGACAGTAACCGACATCGTGGCGAAGAATGGGGATTTGACGCAAGACTAAAAAAATAATGCACCGGTGGTCATTACGTTCGACAGTCGCGGTACTTATGACATGAAAGACGATGTTGTTTTGAGTCTCAGGAGGGTTAAAAAATGAGATATAACATCTATCTTGGCCAGATTGAAAAGGCCCGCACAAAAAGAAAACTTGTGAAGCTCCTGGACCTGATCGGGAGCGACTTCTCCGGGATTAACTCCCGACAGTATGAAGAATTAAAGTTTCTGATTCTGTACAAAATGGCGGCATAAAAAAAGAATCCGGACGAAAAGCCCGGATTCCCCCACAGTATAAATTGTAAATCATTAAAATATCAGCAAAAACAGAATATCACAGAAAAGGAGAAAAATCAATGTGTAAAATAATTCCTTTCCCGGTTCAGGAGTCAACCGGATTCATAAACTTAAAACAGTTCTTCGAGGTTTCTGGAACTGTAAAAACCACAGAGTTTTACCTTGGAACTGCTGAAGAATTAGCAAGGCAAAACAAAATAACACAGTCCGAACTGCTGACACTTCGTAGAATCGGGCGTCAAAACAGCGATCTGGATTTTGAAGAAACAAAATCTATGCTTTTCTTCGGCGACAGCTGCGTCGGCGGAATAACCGGTATCTGGTACGGACCATCCAACTCCGCTCCAGTTATCAGGTATTCTTTCATTACATCATATGCGGTATGTATCACAACATCACCTCCATGCAAACATATTAACATAATTTTGGCAACAAAAAAAGACCGCATTTCTGCCGTCTACGATAGTTTTATCTGCGTCTCACACACAAGCTTTCCTCCTATGGTTTTAATTCGAATATTTGTTCCTGTTCCCTAGCCTGTTCCCTTGGCTATTTTAAATACCCCTAAAAAGCACAAAAAACCTTGATTTTACAAGGTTTTCGTTAGCAGCCAGTACGGGAATCGAACGTATCTTTAAACTGCCATCTTTCCTATAAAATCAATGCTTCTAACTTTTTGCAGGGTGTTCCTTTTTGTTCCCTAGTTGTTCCCTCTCAAAAAAAACTATCTCGACACTACCATGAACTCGTTTATGCTGTCCATGATTTTTTGTTTTTTCTTGAGGTCCTTTCGGTCTCTGTGGTAATAGTTCTCGGAACACGAAATATTTGTGTGGCCCATCTGTGATGTGACCATCTGATTATCTATGCTGTGATCGAGTAATATTGTGCAATATGTTTTCCTTATTTTATGCGGTGATTTTTGAATACAGCCAGTTTTCTTGCACACTGTTCTTAACCGGTTCCTGAACGAATAAGTATTTAATCGCTTTCCATCTTTGGAAAATATATATTCGCAGAATGTCGACATATTTCTAAGCTTCTGTAATATCCATGTACACCCCTGAGGAACCACTACATTTCTTACGCCTGCTTCTGTTTTCGGAAAGTCTTTTACTTCAAAAATGCCTTTATGGTTTTCAAAATGCCTTACTTCCGTTCTTCTGACTTTAATCGTACTGATATGTGGCAGCCAGTCATTCCATTTCAAAGCGCATAGCTCCCCAACTCTCAGACCAGTCACAAACATAAGCATGATGCCAAGATTTACTATATCCTGATTGTCTTTCAAGTAGTCAATCATCCTGCCCATTTCAGCGTCGTTGAATACTTCTTCCGAATCTTCTTTGATATTTCTTTTGAAAGATTTATCGGTGACATCCAAATCATAGAATAATTCCTGCACGTTCCAATCAATCAGCTTGTTGCGCTTCGCCCATTTCAGGGTACCTCTGGTAATTGTCTTAAGATTGCAGAAAGCTTTTGCGGTTAGATTGTGTTCGCTGATCTGCTCTTCCAGGAAGTTGCTGATATCCTCTGACTCAATGTTTTTAATTCTGCGTTCGCCCATGTCCCCAAAAAAGCGATTAAAGTCCTGCTGATATCTCTGATAAGTTTGTATTGAAATCTTATTCAGATCAACCTTGCGCTGTGCCCATTCCTCGAACACACTCTTAATCTTTGGATTTTCTGCTTTCTCACGGTGTGTCTTTACAATCAAGTCCTCTAAATCCTGCTTAGACCGACGTTTGAACATCTTCCGCTGTCCGGTTTCGTCATAAGTCATACGGATTTTCCAATATCCGTCAGATGCCTTCCATATGCTGTCCCTGTATTCTTTTAAAATTTCTTCCCTTTTATTCATTTCAACTTGCTCTTGTATGTGAGACAAATTGATGATACCATTCTCAATTGCATATTTCAAGTCGTCATTATTCATAAAAAATAAGGAGGAACCGGGATATCCTTTCGCTGGCCAGCGGCTCCTCGTTCCTCCTTTCTTTCACACATAATCAAAAATATTCATCTGTCCTTCCGGCATATCATCTTCAAGATTGAAGAATTTGCAGGCAATAAAATTTCCATGCCAGTCCCGATCACCGCCATACATCAGACATTTTCCCCTCTTTCCGTCCCTATAAAATCTGCACTCAGAACAATTGTGCTGATACGCAGTTCCGCCGGAACGTTTATACATTTCGCTTATTGTTCTCATTTCTTTTCCTTTCAAAGGTTTAGATTCTCAAAGCTGCTCTTCTTTTTGTCCCTGTTCTTCTTTTAAAAATCCCTTTCATTACGCATTCCGTCGGTAGGCATCCTCTCATGCGATCATTGATAAGGATGTAATCGCAAGTTCCAAATGATAACCATCCAGAATTATTCTTTGAAAAATAATCACAATACTTACATTGCTTTTCTTTTAAATTCTGAATTTCTCTGACAGACATTTCACCCCATGGTTTAACAGCTATTCTCACTCTCTTTACCTCGCATTCCTTGTACCATCTTCATTTTCAAATGTTGTGCTATATGTTCTCTGACGGATTCTTCCGGAAACGGGATTTCAAGTGACCGCTCCAGAATCCTATTTGTGATTCTCTCATCATATTTCAGTTCTGATATCTGGCAGTTACTTGTGAATATAGTAATTTTCCTATCGACATACCGTCCATTAATAATGCTATAGAATCTTTCGTTAATCCAGTCCTTGCCAGAATCAGCACCAAAGTCATCAATGATAAGGATTTCTGTTCTGGACAAATCCTCTATCAACTTTCCCTCTGCATTCTCTTTGGCTCCCCATGTGTCCTTGATCTCATCAAGGATTCTGAGAGACGTGGTGAATTTGACAGGCTTCTGGTATTTTTTCATGATCTCATTTGCTAAGCTGCATACTGTTTTGGTTTTGCCAGAACCTTTTACACTTGAAAAAAGATATAATCCTATTCCTTTCTTCTGCATATCAGGAAGGTTTTTAAACCAATAATTTACCGCCTGGGCCGCTTGAGAAAATACTTTTCGGCTCTCGGCGTTCAAATATACACCTGACTTCAAATCATTGAAATTTGAGCCTTTAAACACGTTTGGAAGCTCTGCAAATTTCAATTGATTTTCAAGGATTGTTCTCTTTCTGATTCCGCAAGGGCATTCCTCGCAATAAGGAATACCGCTTGCATCTCTTACCCATCTCCACCCACTGTCCCCACATTCAGGGCATTCAAGCGAACGGGGTGTCTGATTCTTCTCCGTTCCATTCTCCAAGCGGGATGATTGGTTCGACATTTCTTTGAGATGTGCCAGTTCCATTTCGCATATCCTCCCTGTTATGATATTTGTTTTCGAGTATTTTTAAGAAGTTGTTTGGCTTCACGAACCATTCAAAATTTATCATAAAATCAGTTTTCTTTCCCATGAGAAAGTCACTGTTTTGCACATTTTTTAATGCTTCCATTACCTTGTCCATGCCGTATTCTCGGATTCTTGCTTTCAGCATTTGCGTTCGCCTTGCCGTCATTCTTACGACTGGCTGAATGCCGAACTGCTGAAGCTTATTCCATTCATCGACTACTTTCTGCACATCACCGGGCTTGACTAAATCTTTTTCACAAGAAATCTGTTCTGGAATTTCCGGCATACATTCTTCTTCTGACAATTCTTTCTGGCGTTTTCTATGCTCAGCAACTCGTTTTCTTGTCTGCTCTCTGATTTTTTCAAGCCCGTCAATGTTCTGATGTTCTTCCCATCCGGGAATTGAAAGCATTGTTCCGTCTCTGGTTATCATGCCGAACTTTTCAAGAATTGTAAGTGCAAGCTCGATCACGCTCTCATCAAAGTCCAGCTCGTCAGCCAGCATTTTGTTTGTATATGGAATATTCTCTGTCAGAAAGATAATTCCGTTTGAATTACAACGCCCCGCCATCGTCAGGAGCATCATCCAGATCAGAACGATATTGTTTCCTTCTGGAAGTTTTCTGATATGCCGGATTTTCTTGTTGTCAAACATATCTATTTCTAATCGAATCCAACTCACCTTTGTCATTTAGCCACCTTCCCGTCTGGTAATGGCATTTCCACCCTTACCGCATTGATTTTCGGATGAATTTCTCCATTAAAGAGTCCATCCAGTTTTTTGTGTGATTTTCACAGCTATCATCTTCCTCTATCAGGATGCCTTTGCGGTCACACAGCCCGTTGTCGTTTTCAATACAAGTTTTGCATGTTTTATCTGCCATTTTCCTCACCCCAATCTAATTTCTGTCCACACTTATTACAATAAAAATCTGATTTATAAAGTCCCTCTCTATTACAAACTGGGCAATTTCCCTTTGTCGTATAGTATCTGCCGGAAAAATCAAAAATAGATTTTATGTTATTTGGTTTCATTGGGGTCTGCTTTTCTAACGCTTTAACTGCTAATTCTAATGTTTCACGGTACTCAATAATTTCTGGCACATTCGACCAGACCTTTTTAGTTAAGCCGATACGTTCCTGTAAGATTTTAATTGCTTCTTCTGGTTTCATATTAATCCTCCGCTCCAAATATTTTCCTTAAATTGTGCTGATAATTTTTCACTGTTCGTTCAAGAGTGTTATAAGTTGGTCTTAATTTGCATCTTTCTTTGTAGCCATCGCATCTTGTTCCGAAAAGAATAACATTTCTACATATTCCGTCTTGACTTGCACAACATTTATTCATTCTTCATCTCCTCCAGCTTCTTTTCGGTTTCTTCGTAGGTGATGAATATTATTCTTCCAATATCTTCTAAACGGTAGCAACTTTCTCCCATATCTTCTTTGCCTATTGCGTCAAACCTTACAGCACGTTCATTTTTGTAACAGAGAAAATGAATTTCTGAAACAGTCATCGGAATAATCGGTTGCTTGGCTCCGGCATTCACTCTATAAACCGTGTCTCCAACCTTACACGGCAATCTCACAAGCAAGCCCTGTTCTTCTAAGTCTTCGTAGTTGGCAAGTTTTTCTAATGCCGTTTTTAATCTTTTTCTTTCTTCACTAGTCTGACAATCAAATGAGTACGCATTATAATCGCAACTGTCCCCTTTTATCGCAACAATTTTATTATTGTTTAATCTGCGTGTTAATCTCTCCATCTACTTCACCTCTTTTAACTTCTCCACTGCCAGCTTCGATGTATCTACAAACATCTGCAATCCGCTCAATAAACTCTCTTACTGTCATTTCTTTTGTCCCGAGGAGTTCTGATGCCTCATAGAAAGCAAAGTCTGATCTGACACTTGCCGCATAAGTTATATCATATTCATAAAATTTTAAAATGTCCGGAAAATATTGTGTTTGTAATGGCTCGCAATGGTCTTTTTTATACCAATGGAATTCCTGTTTCTCAGCTTCTTTGAGAAGCATTTCATTTTCTTCTTTTGTTCTAACCAGAACACATGTATTTGTTAAGTCAATCATGCTTTCACCTCTCCTTTTCGCTTGCTTTTGTCGCTTGTTTATTTTTATCGCTTATTTTCCGCGTCTTGACCGCATCTTTCATTATCACGTGTGCTTGCTTCCAATTTTTCTGGCAATTCTTTCAGTGGACACCATTCGGGTCTTCCTGCCAGTTTTTTGAATCCTTCATGGCTTACTTTAGAAATAATTTTGATTGAATCATTTCTTGTTGCAAGGCATAAATTAAAATTGAAATCCGCCATATGAAATGGGCAAGCAAAACATCCTTTTGGTGTGTTCATGATTAATACTGATTTACTCATCTTCTCCTACCTCTTTTCTGCAAGAATGCTCCATATTGTGAAGGGCTAATGATAGTGTCTTTTTCTCTTGTAGCCTGACAATATCCAAGTCTTCCGTTCTTTTGGTTTTCTTCTCTTGTAAACATAGTCGAAATGTCTTTTCCTTTACTCACTCGCTTCACTTCCTCTCAGCATCAGGCTCAAAGTGTTATATCCCGGGCAAGTTCTAACTCCGTTCCTGGTATCTCTTAACAATGCGCAATATGGATATAATGTCATGACCTCATAGACGTGTTCTGTGACATCCTCGCCACGCTGGTCGATGTACTTGAAGCACTTTCCCGGTCTAAGGAAGTACCTTGCACATACATACGCTTTTGTTCCAAATCTTACGCTTGCGCTACTCGTTTGTGTTCCTCCAATCCTAAATCAAATAATGTTAATTGTGATCTGAACTCGTTCAACCGTTTTTGGGCTGAATCGTAATAATCTTTATTGATTTCATAGCCGACATATTCCAGACCGTATTCCTCATATGCAATCAGTGAGCTTGCACTCCCCACATGGGTATCAAGAATCTTCATTCCTTTCTGCAGATATTTATGACATATCCAACGATATAAATTTACAGGCTTTTGGGTTGGGTGGATTCGCTTTTCATTCAGTTTTTTGTTTCCTTGTTGTATTGTTCCTTCAATTATTGATTTTCCTTGAAACATTCCTCTCCACATATATCTGAATATATCTACTCTTCTTGTTAGACTGTTGAACGCAATTTCTGCATCAGACTGGTCGGAACCATCATTGCATTTATCCCATATAATCATCCCTCCAGCCATTGGATAATCAAAATAATTTGCTCCCCATATAATTTGATTTTTAGAAACTCTGAACAATTGTTTAAAATATTCAGGTTCAGGAGGCGAATTGTCCCATCCAAAATTTTTATATCCTCCGTCTGGAACGTATATGGAACTTCCGTTTTTCTGCTTTACATATTTACTTCGATTCTTTCCTCCATGCTCTTTTATTCCATATGGAGGGTCTACTATGGCAATATCAAAGTAGTTGTCCGGAAAATCTGGTAAATATTTCATGCAGTCGCCATGTATAAACTCTCTCATTTTACACTTCCTTGTAATAATTCTTTATTGTCGAAAATGTTTCCAATAACTTCAATTTCATCGCAACATAGTAAATATTCAAAATTCGATCCGTAATTTTCTTCACCATTGGTCGCTTTAAAATCTAATTCAGAGTTATCCCAAACTATCTGATAAATATGTTCTTTCCCATCATAAACAAGCCAAACAACATCGCTCTCCCAGATCCTCTTACCGTTCTTGTCACAAAGTCCCGTGAACTGGCAGAGTGTATCCGGGTCAACTTCATCAAATCCATTTGCTATAACGGTCCATTTTCCGCGTATAGGACCTTCATACGGTGCTATTACCAGCTTTCCTATGAACATTCGCTTTTCTCCCAGCATTCCATCATCAAACAGGTATCCCTCTATCCATTCACCGTTATCTTTTTTCTTTCCCTTGAAAAGAATCTCTCTCATTCAACTCCACCGCCTTTCACGATTTCGATTGCTTTACTAATAAGGTATACCGTGCAGCCCGATGCTCTACACTCTTCTCCAAAACAATCTTTGGTCACTGGTGATGTCATTATTTTTTTAACTTCTTCTAACTGTTCAACAACCTTATCCACATCAAATGCTGTCAGCTGCTTGCTAACGCAATCAATAAACTCTTTCTGGTCAGAGCTAATACTTGTGCCAATTTCCCAAATTTTGATGTATTTGATTAATTCGTCTGCATCTATTAATCTACTCATTCAACTCCACCACCTTTCACGATTTCTACCGCCCTGCTCAGTCCAGCATTGTATCCTTGATGTACATCAGATAAGATACATTCTGATTCAACGAATTTATCTCTTTTCAATTCACTAATAATCTTGTCCACGTCAAAAGCTGTCGGCTGTTCGTCAATAGCCATCATTGTACTCACCAAAGCAACATCCACATCAATCATTTCTTCTTCTGGTTCTAATGGTTTTAAACATTTTATTATATTATCTTTTAATAAGTCTGCATCAATCAGTCTGCTCATCTGTTTTGCCTTCTTTCTTGTCAAAATCCAAATCAATTCTGAACACATCTGTATTTATTGCGGATAGAGATTTTACCTTCAAATCATAAAATGGTTTCAGAAATTTTGAATCGGCATTAAATTCATCGTAATCTTTCCAGCCTCTTCCCGGATGACATATCTGAATTTTCGCATTACTCTCGACATCTGTGCCAATTGCTGTCAATAAATCAATCAGTCTCATATTCTTCACACTCCTCCGCATATTCATAACTGTCCATATCATCGCATCTGCACTGGCAGGAATCCTGCTTAGTACAGCAGATGCAGCACTGTGTTTCACCGTCCGGGCAGTCTAATTTACATCTTCCCATTAATCCAGTCACCCTCTTCCTCGAAATAAATGTATCTGCTGTTTTTCTTGACCGGCTCTGAAGTATCAATGCCATACTTTATCAGCAGACCTCTCAAAGATTTAAACTCCTTTAGCGTGACCTTGAATCTGGTGTAGTTCTTCCCGTCCTTTTTGAAAATTGATATTTCCATTGATTATTCCCTCCATATCTCAGAATCAATATAAATAACAATCAGATCTTCTTCGAGTGCAGTAATCTGTGTGACTGTATTTTCTTTTATCTCTTCAAAAGTGTCTTTTGTATAGTATCCACAATTTCTGTTTGTAGAAAATATAAGTTCACAGTCGTGCTCGCCTCTGACTTCTACCATTGTTTTCTTATCTATAACGTCCAATAACTGCTTTACTGTCATGTTTAGTCCTCCTCCCGCATGATTTCCTTTACGCATTTTCTACAGTAACAGCCTTCAAGCCCCTCTATCTTGTATAAGAAGCACATCCAGTGTCTGTTCCAGATGCCTTTATCGTTGCATCCCTTGCAGCTACCTTGCCCGTTTCCTTTGCATCGTATTATTTTTAACATTTATTCGGTCTCCTTATTTGGTTCTGGAAGTGGCGTCCATGCAATAACATCTGTCCAATCAATTTTATCTTTGCAATTTGTACAATCTGCAAAAAATCCATTCTTTTTCAGATGTGTAATATGCCATCCAACAAAGTCTGCCATCTGTAACCAAATAGCATTCCTTATAATCCATTTTGATCTCTGGCAATCTCTCACTGACCGGAATCCAGTTAGTGGATTTTAAACGCTCAATAGTTTTCTCCTGTTCCTATTTTGATTCGCAATGTATTACAATGTCATAAGTGTCATTATATGTACTAAATGTTCCATCTTCGTTCTTAATAAGTATCATTTCATCGCTCGTGCTTCTACCTCCGAATCTTCTGGCATCTGAAATATCATTTTTTTCATAAAATCTTTTCTAATAGTTTTTGCAATTAATGTATTATCTTTTCCCATCTGAGATTCACTAGCCGATTTGCAGACATCAGGAAGAAGAATTTCATTTAATTTTGCATCTGCATAGGCTTCCTGAATCATATCCAGTACTTTCATGGCTTTTTCTTTGATGGAATAATGTTCTAATCTCATTTCATCAGAGATTATATCAAACAAACTTCCGCTTAGTAGATATACTTCTCTGACATAAATCTGATTGGTTGCAGCCATGTTTATTATCATTTCTTTATCCTGACTTCTGATTAACATTTTGTATCCTCCTCATCGAATTCGCTCTTTAACATTCCAGCCTTAATCAGTTCATATATAATGTCAAGGCTTGTTCTTTTGTCTCTATACCTACAATTTGGGGTTTTATGGATTCTCGGATCATCGTCTTTCCAGTTGTTTATACCAAATACTTTATCGCTTACAAAAAGCATTTTGATTCCCCTGGAAACACAAAGATAATAACATCCATGTTTCCCGTAATATCCGGCACATTTCTTGAAACCGAATCTTTTAAATTCTTTTGCCGGTACTATTGGAATTAACATTTTGCGTCCTCCTTATCTTTCTCACAGAATCCTCTGTGTTCATGCACTGAATACTCGATTCCACGACTCCATTTCATGTATGTGAGTTTTTCTCCTGTCAATTCGCATTTGTGTTTTCTTGCATTCAGATACTTACAGGTTCCGTCACAGTAGCTCATTTTTTGTCCTCCTTAATATCTATCAAATTCAATGTTGTTGTCTGAATAGAATTTGTAAGCATCCTCTCTGATTTTCTTAACTTTACTCATGATAATTTCTTTCGCTTTACTGACAGCTTCGCCAAAATCTTCTGTTTCAAGATCGTAGTTGAAAATATCCAATGCACTACAGTTGAGAAACAGTGCATCTCCACAACCAACGTATTTGTGGATAACAATTCCCAAAGAATTGCTTTTTAAAGCAAAAACACTTCCGGTTTTAAGTTCTTCGTTATATTTTGCATTACTTTTGAATTTCATTTCTCATCCTCACTTTCCCCATGTGAGTAACTGGCACGCTATTGTGCAGTCATCCATGATTTCTCAATATTCAATAAAATCAGACAATTCCATCTGACCAACTACGTTGTTGTCTTGCATCCACCATAGATAGACTTCTTCACCGCAACTCCACTTTGTATCTTTTCCACGCATCCGGCGTTCCTCAATCATTCTGTCAAAAGAATGTATGTAGGCTCGTTTGTACTTTGGAAAATCATACATTTCTTTTTCTCTCTGCTTCTTTGATGCAAGTGGACAGCCTAAACAACCTAGCCTATCATATCCACATTGATATAGTTCGCATACCCGAATATCTTTCTCTCCAATGAACTGCCAGATATTCTGATCTGTCCAATCAATGATTGGATTGACTACTGTCTTTGCTTTCATCTGGCAATTTTCAAACAACCTTCGAGTATCACCATTGTCTGTGATAAGCATTTTCTCGTCAGAAACGCCAATGCTTCTACTTGCCGTCTGCCCCAATACTTCAAATGGGCTTCTGTTGCTTCTCTTACTGCTTTCAGCCCATCTAACACCTGTTGCAATCATTCTGTTTGGATTACCGCCCTCTTTCAGTTCTGAGCAGCAATACCGAACGATTCTGGTAGGTGGCATTAGTTTTCTTGGAATAAGATTCCACATTTTAAGACGGTTGCCGTTTTCCTGCACATGATAGTCGATCTCGCATTTAATACCTTTTTCTGTCAATTCAGAAAACACATTTTTGATATGCCTTACTGTCTGCGGTGCGTCAACAGTGGTATGCGAATTATGAACCTCGAACGGGATTTTAGATATTCTGAATAGTTCCAGAAGTACGTCCGAATCCTTTCCGCCGGAATACTCACATACAAGTGGTTTGTTATAATGTTTCAGTGAAATATCGCTTGCCAATTTCAACCTATCTATGGATTTTTCAATTAATTCTTTCACACGCCATACTACAAATATCCGTATGGCAATTTTACAATCTGCTTTATAGCCTTGGGAGTTATTACCTCTGACCATTAGTCTGTTCTGCACTACGCAGGAGAACCAAGGCATTCCAGTCTAGCATTTATCAAATTTTACCCAGCCTATTCTGATTAGGCGGAACCTCGTTTCACGAGGATAAGTGTTATTCCTTTCTGTATTTGTCTAAAATTTTCATTATCTTTTCTACGTAATCAGCCATCTCAAGAATATCTTCGTCATCCATCCATTTCAGCCCATATTTGTTTTCAAACTGATTAAGTTCAAACTCCATATCTTTTACTAGGACAAACTTCTCCGCAAGTTCATTTTCTTTTCTGGCATTTTCATCGTATTCGTAAAACTTTTCGCCTTTTCCATGTTCTTCATATATATCTGTTTCGATCTTGGTTCTTTTTGGAGTGATTCTTGTAATCTTAACCGGAATAATTTTTCTATGTCGGAACGTCGATAACCACCCGCAATTCACCGTTCTGGCAATTCCGACGGTATCTCCTACCTTTAAATCGTCTCTGCTGATTTCTTTTAACTTAATATTCATTTCTCATCCTACTTTCATTTATCCAAATGCTACCTGTCCGTTATTCTGCATATAAATCATCGGCGCAGCTTTGCGCTCTCCGACTTTCAGATACGGGCAATTAGCTTTCACAAGCGCTTCTGCCATAACTGGCACAACGCTGTTTCCAATTTTTGCTACTTGTTTTGCAATCGGGTAATTTCTCCATTTATAGTCCCGATTAATGATATAATCTTTCGGAAATCCCTGCATCACCTTTAATTCTTCCGGCTTTAGCATTCTGAGAAAAATATCTGATATAATGTATTTTTCTCCATGGATATCAACCAGAACATTTACTAGACCGAACCTGTCTTTTGTGGTAATAGTCCCAAGCGGCTCGTTAAGCACCTGTCCGCATCCTGTTCCATAATATTTAACCAGAAAAGCGGATATCACGCCGAAGTGTCCGGGTGATGTGGTTATTGTATGTATTGGTCCGTCACATCCTTGACCGATACCGGTCTTGTAATATTTTGTGATAAAAGCTGTCACAAGCCCGTATCTATTTGATGTATCAATGGTTTTTATCGGTTCAGTCAGCAATTGCCCTCTGGAATCACCTTGTCTGGTTTCTCCATGATACTGAATGATAAATGCCAACGCATCTTTACTCTGTACAATGTACGGTTCTGGATTATCAACGATATATTTCTTGATTCCGTTTGCAATGCGCTTCTGTGTTGCTTCTGCCAATGGTTTCGGACGGTCAAATATACTTTTGCCTAAGTCTGACCAATCAATGTAATCTCCACACTGTTCATATGGCTTCAGACCGTCTGTTCCTAAGCGATTATGTGTAGGCTTTGGCCAACTAATCGGCTTTCCATCCCTTCGAAACACTGCGTACCACCTTTTTCGTGTCGTTGGTGCTCCATAATCTGCCGCTACTAATTCCCGGCTATCAAATTCATAGCCAATGGATTTCATAGCTGCTATGAATTTGTTATAGTCTTCACCTGCTCTGCTCTTAATTGGCTTTCCTGACTCATCCAGAGGCCCCCACTGCTGTATCTCCTCTACATTCTCCATAATGATTACATCTGGAAGAATCACCTTTGCGTGCTTATATACAGCCCACGGAAGAATGCGAAGTCCCTGCTTTCTCGGCTGACCGCCTTTTGCTTTTGAATGGCTCGTACAATCTGGCGAAGCCCACATTAACGCTACGTGCTGGTTTCCGACATATTTCTGCAAGTCTACTTTGAAAATATCTTCTGTCAGATGCAGCGTTCCGGGATGATTCGTCTTGTGCATCAGGATAGCGTCAGGATCGTGATTAATTGCTATGTCTACTGGTCTTCCAAGAGCCATCTCAATTCCAACTGATGCTCCGCCGCCACCGGCAAAGCAATCTATGATTAAATTACGCTCCATATCTCTTGATTAGCTCCTTATAATCATCACAAATCTGAATGTGATGTTTCTTCTCCAGTTTATCAACCATTTCAGACAATGATGTTTTTCCAGAATTAATATCATTGATGTAGTTATTAATTCTTTTTACGGACTTCATGTAACGTTTCCATCCCCATCCGTGCAATTCGTGCATTACATAAAACAAAATCACAAAATTCAGCACGTCAGACCAGTTCTTTCCATCCTCGAACCCATCATCAAAGGCTTTCAACTCCATCTCTTTTAACTCTTTCTGGCAGTTCTGGATAGACTGCGCAAACATATGAGCCTGCTGATTCGTATACGGAATGAATGCTTTCTTTTTCTGCTTGATTTTTAACTTTCCCAACCTACAGCCCTCCTTATCTTCTGAGTCAGAATGTCAAATTCCATCAACATCCTGCGATCATTCTTGTTTGAGTATGCGATTGTTTGCTGCCCATCATATATGACCGCATATCTTCCGTTAATGTCATATGCCCCGCTGATTGCCTGCGATATCTGACTTCTTGTCTTTCCTGTCAATTCTGATATTTCAGCAAGCGTTAGCTCCCCGATATACTTTGAACCGTCGTATACGTCATACAGTTTCATGTTTCTTTACTCCTATCAGTTCGTATGTCCTGTGCGAACCAGTTCCGTGAAATACGATCAATCCATCGTCCTCAAACTGCCTTAGATGCCTTTGAACGGCTGTCATGCTAATTTCCAGTTCATCAGATATAATTCTTGTCGGCGGTGTGCCTTTATGCGATTTTGAGTATTTCAAAATAAAATAATAAATATCCCGGCGGTTCTGCTTCCATTCCATATGTTTCCGATGTCTAAAATTATCCATTTTTACGATTCCTTTATAAAAAATCTTCTATGCTTATCTGACTGTTTTCCTCAAAAACAAGCATTTCTTCCTATTTCATGTGCAGCTCTTAACGTTGTCCCACTTCCGCAACATGGGTCTATTACTACATCTCCGGGATCAGTAAACGTTTCAATCAATCTTTTTAAAAGTTTTACTGGCTTTTGTGCCGGATGAATTTTAGGAATATCTTTTCCATCTTTCTCCCAATCGAACCAGTTAAAAACCATGTGCCCTGTACCTCTGATTGTTTTTCCGTTTTCGTCAGTCTGAACGCCGTTTCTAAACTTAGGAAGCCTGTCTCTGTAAAACAATAATGCGTATTCCGTAGCTCCAACCACACGCATATTCGCCTTTAATACTTGAGGGCTGTAATTTTTTATGAAAACAAGCGGGATATAATGTACAAAACCATGTTTTTCAGCAGCTTTAATCAATGTTTGTGTTTGTTCAAACGAGCAAAATACAATCATGCATGGAGAATTGCTACTTCTTCCTCTTGGTACAGGTGTTGTATCTTCTTTTTTTAACATTCTTGAACAAAAGTGAAAGTATTCATATAAGTTAAAATTAAAATCTGAATTAAAGGCAGCTTTTCCCGCTAGTTTACTTTCGCCATTTTTATTATCCCCCCCTACATACCACATAGGGTTGCTCCCGTAAAAATTATTCGCTACATTATACGGAACATCAGCTATAACGAGCTGTGCTCTTGGAATTGCATATTTCTTGTAATTTTGCATTGAGTCTCTGTATATTTCGCATTTTAATTTCATATTTCAAAGAAGCCCGGTGCACCCTTGCGTCACATGAAGGCAAGCTCCTTTCATTTTTTATTCGTACGTTTTCTCATCAATCAGGTTCTGGAACTTTTCAAAAGCCCGGATTGATACTTTGTTGCCCTGCTTCTCTGGTTTCAGCGAAACTTGCAAGTGCGTGTCTATGATATGTGACAGTTCTCTGGCAAGGGATTTCTTGCCCTGCTGTACACCTTGCATATATGTCTTTGGAGGTTTATACTGTCCTGTTACTTGCTTTCCTGTAGACTGCCCACCTGCTGTGATGTTATACATCTGAAAACCTTTGTCAGCAAAAGATTTGATTGTTTCAATTTCTTTCTGGTCGAGTTCACTTTTTTTGCACGTCATATATGTAAGTTTCCATCCAGTGTGGTTACTTTCACTGTAAAATTTATGTTTTTTAAGACTTAACGCTATGTGATCGTATTCTCCTAAATGGCTCGCACATCTCTCACAAAGGCTAACTGCCTGCCCTACGTAGCTTCTTCTTATTCCTGCTTCATCAGTTCTGTAAAAAGCATATATGCCGCTTGAATATGGAATACCCGGGCATATTTCTTTTATTTTTTTCTCACGTTGACTTTTCATCATATAAATTTGTCTGTAATTTATTTTTTTCATTATTAAAAACTTATCACCTCGATTCATTCTTTGGTGTATTTTTGACACCATTATGATACCACTATGATACCACTTCAACACCTATATTGCAAGATAAAATGGTATCACTTTGGTATCTAATTGACACCGATAGACAAAAATGCTACAATGTTCTAAAAACAAGGGAGGGATTTCATATGGCTAGCAATTCTGATAAGACCAGAACTAATATCACGTTCCCGATACAGCTTAAAGAGCAACTTGAGCAGATTGCCAAGCAGGAGAACAGAAGTTTTAATAATCTGGTTATTACCATTCTCCAAGATTTTGTAAAAAGTGCCGATAAATAGTCGGTGCTTTTTAATTTTCCCTGTACGGCTCTGGGAACGGCATCCAAGCCACCACTTTCCCACCAAATTTCAATAAATTGTTCTTCCATTGACCATCTACTGTATGCGCACTTTGAACAAATAAGCTCTGTTTAAATAAAATCGTAACCAAAACATCTTTGGAAATTTTCTCGAACATTCCTTCTTTCCATTTGTCTGTCCCTTTAAACTTAGCAAATATTGAATCTCTTTCTTCTAGCATTTTCTTGCTTACTGGAATCCATTCATTTTCCATTTTTTCTCCTTTCAAAACGGGCATAAATTCAAATCAACATCCAGTCCCGGTCTTGCGATCTGCACCAGAACATCATCCCCGGCAACGCCCTGTATCTCCTTCTTCATCACTTCTGGATTTCCCCATCCCTCTGACAGGTGGCATAGCGTTATGGTTCTGAGCGAAGCGGTCTTGTTCACTCGGATAATCTCTTTTACAGTAGATAAGCTGCTGTGCCCCCGGACGGAGTGCTCAAACTTAAACGAATCCTGCTCCGGCGATTCGTCCAGATGATTGCATTCTATAAGGAAGTGATTTATTCTCATGTTCTTGAATGTGAACGGCAAATATGAGAAGTCTGTCGCATATATCAGTCGTCCACATTCTTCATGAGATATCAGGTACGCGAAGTTTGGCGTCTTGTCGTGTGGGACGTAAAACGGCGTTACCCGGAATGAACCTATGTCCTTTGATTTCTTTTCTGGCAATCCGATCATCAACTCACCAGATACTACGTTCACAGCTTCAACTGTCTCGTCATTAGTGTAAATTTGAATACCGGACTGCATAAGATTCTGGAATGATTTCAGGTGATCTCCATGCCCATGTGTCAGCAGACAGCCCGAAACATCTGATATTCTGTAAGAAATCCCTTTCAGAATTTCCGAGTATCTACATCCGCAATCCAGGAGTAAGATTTCGCCGGATTCGGTCTTGAGCGTATAGCAGTTTCCGGGTTGACTGCCTGTGTTTATCACTCTCATGAACATTTCGCCACCTCACTTTCAATACTCAAAATCCAAATTGCTTATGAAATTCACAATTTTCCCATCTTCGATCACAACAAATTCTGTAACAAGTTTATCAACCTGACTAAGACCGGATTCTACATATTCATGTTGCTCTTCGTCATATTTTTTGAACCAACTTTCTACGCTGTCGTCAACAGAAGTGTTCTTTATTACAAAATACGGTGTATCTTCCGATAACAGTTCTATTTCACTAGCAATCTTTTCGAATCTTTCAATGATGTGCTCTCTTTCTAGCACCGGGACATTATCTTCGGTGTCTCTGCAATAATTATTGTTTTGCTTAATAAATTCTCTTATTGCATTTGCCACACAGTTCTTATCTTTTGTGAAGAAAACCTGTTCTCCAGAAAATTCCCAGCAAATCCTGTCTACCACATTGTCACAATTGTTAATTTCATTGTTTACTTCGTTCCAAAGAGAAGTATCATGAATGATATTTCTCTTAAATCCATGACTTGTTAATTTACTTGGCGGGATATATTTTTCTGTCAGAACATCCCACACAATAGGTGCAAACAGCCATGAATTTCTGAACTCTTCTATAACCTTTCCTTTGTAATCCTTATCAATTCCATATAAACTGCTATAGCTCATTTTTATACCTCCTTATCCTCTGGGAATCTAAACACAATGTTTGCCGGTTCGAATTTCATATCTGAACTGTTAACCATGGTTTTGATGATTTCAAAACCTCTTGCAGCCATTTTTATATATTCCTCGCAATCGTCATCGCTCATTTCAACGTTTTGCGCAAGAAGCATTCCTGCATACACTTTATGCAACGCTTTCATAGCTTTTTGGGCTTTTTCATCTGTCGAATAACGAGCCATGACTGTTCCTTTTTCACCAACTATCGGCACATATACTCTTATGATATTTTCTGTTCTACTTAATGCTGCGATTTCATAAGGAACATCAAATTCCCCATTCTGACTAATTAATCTCACTTCATTCTCCTTTCAATTTCTAAATCCATACTGTGGCATAATTTAATGCAGTCCCCATGAAGCATATGATTCTTGCATGCTCCGTATTTTTCATTGAATTTTTCTATCGACATCTTCCCGTCATTCATTGCCCGTACCCATCTTCGGATTTTTCTCTGTGTTTTTCTTTTCTTATCGCCACGCAATTTTCTGATATATTTTCCTTTATCAGTCACGTAATGATGAAAGCCCAGATAACACAAGCCCATGCGAAACGGTACAATTTGTGATTTAGGGTTTAGTTCCAGTCTAAGGCTTTCAATCATCATTCGGATTGCTTCAAGAATTTCTCTGGCATCTTCTTTCGTTTTACAAATCACATAAAAATCATCGTTGTATCGTCCGTAATATGGATTTCCAAATTCAATCGTTATCATCTGATCCAGTGAATGTAAAAGCAACAATGCGTACTTTTGATTTACCTGATTTCCTAATGGAAGCCCGGGATTACCTGTACTGTCAATAAACAAATGGTTCAACCAGACTGTAAAATCATCATCAAAGTAATAATCCAAAACATCTTTCATGATTTCATGGTCTATGCAATAAAAGTATTTGTGAATATCACATTTTACAATCCAACTATTCATTCCATTTCTTTTATAGAAATCCAACATTTGATTTCTTAACCCGTCCATTGCCATGTGTTGCCCTTTTCCTTGCTGCCCGGCAGTGTTCCATTTAATCAGGATATTTTCAAGTTTCGGTGTCAGAATGTAATCAGAAAAGCATCTCTGAACTACTTTATCCTTAAATGCACATGATTCTATCGTTCGCTCTTTTGGCTCATGAATTTGAAATTTATTATACGGATTTATGGTATACGTTTGACTTTCCAATTGTTCCTTCAAGAGATGAATGCCTTCAAGAGACAAATTAGAAAATCTTGCAGTACATGAATTAAATTTCTTACCGCTCTTGACCTTTTTGTAAGAACGATATAAATTCTCAATATTTGCAACAATTTCTTTACCCATTTATTTTGTTCCTTTATATTTGTCCATTGCGGAAAGGTTATGCATTTGCTTGTATCTTTTCTGATTTCAGCTTTACGCTTACTCTGTCTGCATGTGATCCATGTTGGGCGAACACCATTTTCGTTGTTGTAATTGTTGTTGTTGATATTGCCCGAAGGGGAAACAACGGTATTCGCAGTGCATAACCTGTGAAAATTATCTTTTTCTGTCTTTTGTTCTCCATGAAATAGTCATGTACTTTATATCTTTTACCATTTGCGACCATGCTTCCATTCCACCGGAATTGATAATTCCTAATTCATATGAAAGTTCTATAAAGTACATCAACTCATCACAATGAGTAATGGCTTTTGTTTGAAGTTCTAATCGCTCTCTTTTATAATCTTTCAGATCAGTTCGGTTGGCTTCAAATAGTGACTCATAAATTTCCAATGCTTTATTTTGCATTTTATCTACAAGTGAAAACCTGTATTTCTTCGGGTATCGTCTGGCATTACTCGTAACTATTAATGTATGCTTTGCAAGTTGCTTGGATTTTGCTATTACCTTTAAATCTTCATTCGCCATCAATCATCATTCCCTGATTCAAAGATTGAAGAAGAAAAGATACAAACTGGGCGAACACCATTTTCGCTGTTGTAAAAGTCGTCGTAGACATCGCCCGAAGGGGAAACAACGGTAAGTGTTGTATTGTAATCATTTGCTGGTGCACTCCATGGAGTAAGCAACCACCACCATTTACCCATATTTGGAAGGAATTTTCTGTATTTTCGGTATTCGTCCATCGTCAAAATCGAAATCTTATCTTTACAATGTCCATATTCTGTCTGACCGTCCAAAGAAAGCAAATCTCGATCAAACTCAATAACTGCATCTTCTCCAAACTCATCCGTAATTTTTTTAAGAAAACGAGTATTTAACTCTTTTCGAAGCTTGCTTGAAATCCAGCTATTTGAATCTGGGTCAAATGATCTAGGCTTTCCATCAAATCCGTTCAAAATAGCAAAATATCCGTCTTCCGTCTTATTCAGAATCATCCACTCCATGCCAGCAAGCTCAATAACTTTACCGATCTCTGGCTTTCCGATGTGCGTTTTCTTGAATTCCGTGAACTCTTTGCTTAATCTGGATAATTCATCCTCAAAATATTTCAGATTTTTCTTCATAATCATTCCTCCGCCTTAGATACAAAGATATTAGATTTTAAGATACAAACTGGGCGAACACCAAGCCCGCTGAAGTAATAGCAGTCGTCGAAATAGCCCGAAGGGGAAACAACGGTAAAGGATTTCTCCCATCCACGTTCTTTCGTTGACCATGGCGACAACGTCCAATACCAGTCGTTTAAACACGGATTCGGTGTGATATCTGTATATCCGCGTGCTTCATCAAACGTAATCGGTCGAATTTTACAATCAACAGTCCCTAATTTCTGTCCATCCGCAGTGATAATATCTGCTGTGTGTGTTTCGATATTTTCTGCCCCGAATTCTTTTTCGAAGTCTTTCAGAATTTCAGTGTCACACAGTTTCTTTACCTTTGATGTTTTGTAATCTGAGGTATCACCAAACTCTACATTTTCTTTCACCAGATCAAGCGAAATAATTTTCGTTGTATCTCCATACTGTTCCAGAACCTTGTATTTACGCTTCCCAGTGGTCTGGAACACTTCTCCTCGTTTCAGCATTGACAACTCAACCTTGCCAGCTTCTTCCTGTTGTTCCAGAAGTTCAACCAGTTCCTTTGCTTTCTGTAAAATTTCTTTATTGTTCATATCACATTTCCTCCTGTTTCATAAAATCTGGAATCTCTGGCTCAACAACTGCTGCCGGAACTGGTTCTTTCTCGGCGGTCTTTACGACTTCTGCGACCGTTGGCTTCTTAGGCTGTTCTTCGATTGCAGCTGTCTCATCTGGGATAAATTCTTCTGCGTTGGCGTTCTGCTCGATTTCATAAGCAACTTCATGTTCAATAATGTCCTGCTTTGGAATTTCTTCTGTAGCTTCCTCGACTTCCTGAACGAAAACATCACCGTGGCTATTAATAATCTGTTTCAATGCACGATTGATAACAGTTTTCTTTGCCATCTGGTCAGTAAATTTCTGATGCGTTCCATTGCCGTTTTCCTTGTAACCATAGCCCTGTGACCAAGCCTGTTTGATCTGTTTTATGTTCATTACTTCCAGATGCTTTGTTCCATCTTCCATCAGCACTACTGCATATGCCCCAAGAATCTTATCGTTGTCAATGTCCATAAAATCCTGTTCGTGAGAATCCAGAATCTTGTTTCCATCTTCAATATGGTATTTAAACTCATCGCCATCATAGATGATCTCAGCATGGATATCTTTCATTCCATATCTTCTGGCGATTGTGATATTTCCGAAATACGACCTCTGGAACTGGCATTGACCGCCGTAAGCGATAAAATAACCCTGTTTTTTCTGAACTGAAAGTCCGAGCGTTGCCATGTTCATAAGGCTGTTTGCAATGCTTGTAGCTGTGCAAGATTCCAGAACTGGCTTATTGTTTCTGTCTTTTGTCTCTTTCAGAGTCAGATATGCCCCCATGAGTGCATTGCTGAGGTTGTAGTCTTTTGGGAACGAAAGACCGTATTTGCATTTTTCTTCAAGCTGCTTAACCAATCCATCAATGAATGAGTTGTTGATTACGATTGCCGCCTGCTGTTCTCCTGCTGTTGCTAACTGTGTTTTATTTGCCATAACAATTCTCCTTTTCTATTAATTATTAAGCTTCCGTTACTGTCATATCCCCCTCAGCAACTTTCAAGAATATCAACTGTGCATCTGCCTTAATGCCTGCCAGACTGCTGTTGTCCAGCTCTGCTGCACAGTCTACGAATATCGGATAACTCACTCCGTAAAACTTCTGTAAACCATCCATGATGGCAATTTTTCCTTTCATCATGAGTGCTGTATTGGCATTTCCGATTAATTTCTTCCAGTTACCGTCCTTGTCCTGCACGTGCCAGATGCAAGCATCTACGACTTCGCCGTTCTTCTGTGTATCGAACAGTTTCACTTTAACTCCGCCAAAATACTGGTTTACTGCATCTTCAAGGGCTGTGTTCTTCGCCATGCTCAGCGATTTTAATTCGTCCAGAATCATCTGCGCATTAGCTTTATATTGTGCGTACTGTTTCTGGCTTTCCTGAAGCTTCTCAATCTGCTCGTCAATTCGGACGTTGTTGTTGGCTTCTCCGATTTTCTGATTAACTGCTGCCAATTCCTGTTTCTTTCCGGATAACTGCTCTGAAAGCTGTTTCTTTGCTTCTTCTCCATCGTCCAGAGAATTAAGTTCCTGCTCTTTCTCTTTGATTGATGTAAGAATCTGCTGATATTCGGCGTTTCCTGAGAAGTCTGGTTCTTCTGGTATAGCTTCCATATTCTTGTTTTCTGCATCCAACGAAGTTTTGATCTGCTCTAATTCATCTGTCAGTTTGGAAATCTCGGATGTGAGAGCTTCTTCCCGCTTATGCGCTTCTTTCATTCCGGCAGACGCTTTGTTTCCATCCTGGATAACTTCATCAAGTTTTCGTTTCTTGTCCTGTTCCCATTCTTCCTTAGCTTTTAACTGCTGATTGATTCTTTCCTGCTTCTTCTGCTCGAATTTTCCCTTCAACTGCTCAATCTGCTCTGGTGGGAGAATCTGACCGCAAGTCGAGCAAATGGTCTCTGTATCATTAAATGTCTCGGATTTAATGCTTTCCAGAACTGTGTTGTCCCATTCTGTATCCTTGATTTTGGGATATTGCGTTCTGGCGTTCTGCAATTTTTCAAGAAGATCTTTTTTCTGCGCTCTCAGGTACTCCAATGCAGAAGCCTTTCTGTTCAACTCTGATGTTTTGATATTCCTGTCAAATTCAAGAGTGCTAACTTTATTGCAAACCGATGATTTCTTCTCTGACAAGTCCACTTTAGCCTTTGAGTCTATCTCTATCAGTTTGGTTCTTAACCCTGCCAGTTCCGCTTTAATCTTTCCGGTTTTCTCGTTCCCTGCCTGTGCAATCTGCGTTTCGAGGTCAGAAATCTGTTCCTGCAAGGCATTCTTCTGCAATTCCAGTTCCGCGACATCAGCATCAACTTTTGAATGTTCCATACCGATGGTCTGGTTTGGAATAGCTTTTAACTGTTCCTCTGCTTTTTTCAGTGTTGCACTGTTCATGGCTTTAATTTCATCTGCCTTGTAAGTTTCCAGAAGTGGTACCAACTCGGCACAATCTGGAACTGTCTTGGCAATCTCTAAATCTGATTTTCCGGCACCGTCTGACATGGAAAACAGAATCTTTCTGGCATCTGCATCTTTCAAGTCTGTGAAGATTTCCATGTGAGACAGCATAAGGAAATTATCAAAGTCAAACCCTCGTTCTTTCAGATCAGCTTTAAAATCTCTTTCAGCTTTTGGAACGCCGTTGATTTCGTATTTGTTGGATAATGCAACCTTGCCCGGTTTTCCGTCCTTTGGCTTACTTTCTGTGCGCTTCTGGAATTTCGCTACGCTTACCGGCTTTCCATCAATTACAAGGTCAATGTCGACTCTTGGCAGACATTCTCTGCCATCATCCGGTCTAATATCCGGGTTGCTCTTTAAACTGTAGTCCTTGTCACAGAACACCCACATGAAAGCATCTGCCAGTGTAGTTTTTCCGCATCCGTTCTTCCCGGAAACTACTGTTCTGTGCCCGAACTCTATTTTCTTTTCCGACTGACCTTTAAAGTCGGTCAATCCAATCTCTCTTACTTCGTTTTTTTTCATATTACAAAATCTCCAATCTCTTTACCGATACCTCTAATGCTGTTATCCATTCTTGACTCTGATCAGACCAAAGTTCCCGGCTCTGGAATCTTCCACAGAGCTTGATTTTCGCTCCTTTTTTTAGATTCTCTACGGCATCTGCGTTTTCTTCCCAACACAGACAACCGATTGCGTCTGATCTGGTATATCCGTCTTTCTTCTTTCTATTTACTGCCAGAAGTATTCTTGCCAACTTCCTGTCGTTGTTCGCGCCAATCATCTTTACTGTTGGCTTTTTAATTAGATATCCGGTCAGATAAACTTCATTTGCATCATGTTCTTCCAATCTTTCAAGGTACTGAATGTTCGTTGCTCTTACATACGCTGTAAGGCTTTTCTTTCCATCTTCCCGGACTGTACGGCTTCGCATTTCACCATATACGCTGGCAATTAGCTCTGTTTCTCTTGAAATCATGTATTCCGGCACAATAATCGGAAGAATATCATAAGATGTACTCTTTCTGAATATTGTCATTCTTCCCTCGTACATCTTGGTTCCACCGTATTCTTCATGTGAGAATACAAACCCTGCCGGAATGTCACCAGATAAAAGTACCTGGTTCTCATCTCGCATCTTCATATGGTATATCACCCTCTTTCAATATCCTTGTCAGCATTAAGCCGAGTGTTACGACTGTTTCTCTGAGATTCTTGTTTTCAGCTTTAAGCTTCCGTCTTTCTTCCTCAAGGTCGGAAATGATCTCGCTTGCAAGTGTTGATGTTTCTGTGTTCTGGATGTGTGTTTTTGACATAAAAAATGCCCTCCTAATTATTTATTTGATAAATACAGGAAGGTGTGTTATACTTGTCCTGTATTTAACTTAGCCAATTAAGTTAGATACGTGGCTCCATGTGGTATGTCGGTACCTGTGGAGCCAAACCTTTACTCTTCTGCAATAAATTCTCCATTTACAAGTTTATAAAATGTATCAGGTTTTATCTTTGCTCCGTCTACTTTCGCAGACTTCACATCTACAATATGGTATGTTTCGTCTTCAAATTTCTTCCATTCAGCAAGTACAATAAAGCATCCAATAGACCCTTTTGCTTTGGAATTGCGTCCAATTGCCATTGCAACGCTCTCTTTTCCTTCTACGGTTGCCGCTGACCGGTATCCGGTGTTGGTTGCCGCTGACTGGTATCCGGTGTTGGTTGCCGCTGACCGGTATCCGGTGTTGGTTGCCGCTGACTGGTATCCGGTGTTGGTTGCCGCTGACTGGTATCCGGTGTTGGTTGCCGCTGAACAGCTTCCGGTGTTGGTTGCCGCTGACTGGTCTCCGGTGTTGGTTGCCGCTGACCGGTATCCGGTGTTGGTTGCCGCTGAACAGCTTCCGGTGTTGGACTTTTTATCATCGTCCCAGTTAACCTGATCTTTGATGTACTCCAGACCGGCTTTAATAATTCCGGCAATTCCGATTTCTGCTTTAATCGAAATCTTCTTTCCTACTCTCTTGCTGTCGCCAGATTTCTGATCGTTTGCATCCAGATCGACTTCGCAATATCTGGAATCAGCCGGTGCATAATATCCAAATACATCCAACGGATTCTCACAAGCATGAAATCCAGTATCGCAAATTTCGGCTCTTTCTTCTTCATACTCCTTGCCGATTTCATACTGAAAATCACGGCATTTTAAGTCTTTGTCAAATCCCTTATAGCATTTCATTTTTCCTTTTCCTCCAAATTCAGTCCGAGCATAGCTGCACAAACTTCTTTCTTTAAATACGTATCTGCTTCGGTTGTATTCAGGTACGCTTCAAATGCCTTTAATCTGCCTACCAGCTCCGCATACTCTTCGGCTACGGTCTCTGCTCTGAAATCCATCTTATTTTCTTTCTCCATCACAATCCCCCTCACAATACGGACATTTGTTGTCCATCAGAATTTTGTTTAAATGGTCAGTTACTTTCTTCACATTTTCTTCCTGCTGATAACCGCCCTCTGCAATGCTGTACATATCAAACTCTCTTAAGGAATCTTTCTTATATATGTTGATGTGCAAGCTGCATCCGATCTTGTAATTTGCGAAATGAAATGCTACCGTTCTGCCGGTTTCTTTCTGAACTCTCCTGCACAACTGGTACAGTTCATCTACGGTCTTATCAAATTCATTTATCTTCATCGAAAAGCCCTCCAAGTAAATCATCAAATAATGTTTTTACAACTTCTTTGATTTTTTCTTTTTGAATAGTTTTAAATTCTTCTTCGTTCATCAGTCCGATTTTGACCGCTTCGTCAATCTCCTGCTTCGCAGATTCCTCTGTTTCTTTGCCGTCTTCCATAATGGATTCTTTGATTCCACGAACGATAACAGCTAAATCAGCTATTAATTCTGCTTTACTGCCTTTAAGTGTGATTTCTCCCATTTTTGTCTCAATCATCTTTTTTTCCGTTACTGAAAACTTATAAAAAGTTATAAACTTCTATGTTCCATTCCCA